AGCATGATGTCGTCCTTGGCAGTTAGACCAAAGATGCGCACCTGGCCTTCGCCATTGATGCTGACGCTGCCATCTTGGTACCAGCGTCCACCCGTGGGCAGCTTGATCCAGAGTGCTGGTCTCCTAAAATGCTTCTGTAGTGGATTGTTGACCATGATTTTCTTTCCATAAATATCCTGCCAGCATCTGTGCTGGCGTGTGATAGCACAGATATTTAACTGCGCAATCGCAGGGTTATGAAAGATTTTGGCAGGACATGTCTGACGAACTCGATAAAGAGTATTATCCCAAATGGGCCAAGGATGCTACGCTGCGATCACTGCTAGCCAGCAGCGACAACAGCAATGCCGTATTGCGGAACATTGCCAAGAGCGTCGCCAAGAGCGTCGCCAAGAACGACAAAGAATACGCTGATATTATCAAGGATCTAGGCGAGGTAGCCGAGGATCTCAACAAGAACACAGAAGCTGTCAACAAGAACACTGGTGCTGATCTCGATCTAGCGGCTAGCACCAAAGATCTCAAGAGGACCCTGGGTTTCACGGCAAAGACCTTTGACAGCCTCAGCAGCATGGACAGCCGCAGCCTGTTTGGGGGCATAGCCAACGCAGCAGACAGTTTTAGCTGGAACCTTGGCAAGGGTAACACAGCTCTCTCAGCAATGCTAGGCAGGGTCACGCTCGCAGCTGAGGTTTTTGATATCATATGGAAGCGAGGCACTCAGCTTGCAGACAGTGTCATGAGCCTTTATGACAACGGTTTGGTGTTCAGCGGTGGTCTCAGCCAGCTAGCACATGCCAGCAATGATACTGGACTTGATCTGCAGACGCTTAGCAAGGTGCTGACCAAACATGGCCAAGTGGTCACTTACATGGGCATCAACAAGACTGCTCAGCTAGGCAAGGAATTTGCCAAGCTAACCAATAACGGCAGCAACCTTGGTATGAGCATGGAAGAGTCGCAAGAACTGTTCCTCAGCTATGCAGATCAGATGCGTACATCCGGTCAGCTTGGTCGAATCACGGACGATCAGCTTAAAAAAGGTGCTATAGAATATGGTCAGGAGCTCAACAGGCTCAGCCAGAGCACTGGCAAGAGACGCGAACAGCTTGATGCAGAAATAAAACAGCAGCTGAAGAAACCCGACGTTCAGCTGCTGATAAACAGCCTTGCCCCAGAGCTGCAGGATGCGGCACGCAAAGGATTAGCTCAGCTCAATGTGGTAGGTTCTGACACAGCAGCTGAGCTACAGACCATGTTTGCTCAGCTTAACAGTCCCACGGGATTTGGTGGTCTCAGCAAGGTCATGCCGGATGTGTTCAAAGCCATGAACATGTTCCCTGGAGGTTTGGAACAGATACAGAAGCTGTCAGCAGATACCATGGCAGGTAACGTACAGGCACAGAACGAGGATCTGGCTATGATGAGCCAGACCTTCCAGCAGAGAGCCAATGAGCTTCGACTGATAGGTCAGAAAGAAGCAGCTGAGACCCTACAGAAGTACGCTACTAGTTTCATACAAGCTCAGAAAGCCATCAAAGAGGGGCAGCCCACACCTGCTGATGCACAAGCCATAGCTGACGCACAGAAAGCAGTAAGCAGAAGCCTCAACACTCTGAACAATGGTTTCACCCTGATGTCCGCCAAGGTGCTGGCACTGGTTGCCGGACCCATAGAGTTTCTTTTCAAAGTGATTGAAAAAACAGCTGATATACTCACCACTACCTTTGAAGGTCTCTATGATCTGGTTACCAAACCAGCTGAGACCGTGGGTAAATGGTTCACTTGGTTGGGAGACCATATCAAAAGCACATTTGGCTTTCTCTTTGGTATGAATGCCACGCCAGATAAAGCTGGAGGCGACAGTCAAGACAGCACGCCGATGACCACGCAGGAAGTAGTGACCAGCACTGTTGCGGCCATACTGAGTGGTGGCATAATTTACAAACTGCTGGGGGGAGTGGTCAAGACGCTGAGATCCGGTGCCGGCCTAGTCAAGAATCTGTTCAGCGTGCCTGGATTGAAACCTCTAGCTAACGTTCCAGGTCTTGGCAACGTAGCTGGGGCTGCCGCAGATGCCGCAGGCGGTGCTACCAAATCCATGTCCAGCATGGGTGCCAGCCTAGCTGATGGCATCAAGAGCATAGGTGGTGCAGTGGGAGATGCTATCAGAGGCATGACTTCCCTGTTAGCTGATGTGCTTGGCAAGCTAAGCAGCGTACTAGTATCTCTGGCTGATACGCTAGGCAAGGCCATCGCTAGCATCAGCGAAGGTCTAGGCAAGGCAATAGCTGCTATAGTAGGTGGTATAGGCAAAGGCCTTGGTGTGGCACTAGGCGCCATACTTGAAGGTTTAAGTATCGGTCTCAAAGCCATGGCAGATCCATATATTCTGTTGGGTGCAGCAATACTTGGTGGTAGCATCACGTTGATAGGCGCAGGAATAGCTGGTGCAACGTGGATCATGGGCGCAGCCTTGCCCAAGATGGCTGAAGGTCTCAAGTCATTCACTGACATTGATGGTACCAAGCTAGAACAGACCGGAAACGGTATGATCAAGATTGGCGCTGGACTAGCTGCTATGGGTGCAGGAGAGGTGGTTAACAGCCTAGGTAGCCTAACTGGTTGGATAAGCAGCTTCTTCTCAGACGATCCCATAACCAAGCTCAAGCGCTTTGGTGAGATAGCAGAGCCTCTCAAGGCAGCAGGCGATGCTATGAGCAAGTTTGCTGATGCCTATCCCCGTGTAATTTATGCGCTTAACAATGCATCCATTAGTCAAACAGCGTTTGACACTATGGACAAGCTCAAGCTTTTGTTCAAGGGTGACAGGTTGTTAGCTAGCGATACTATCAGGAAGCAAATAGCATTATTTGGTGAGCTTGCCGAGCCTCTGAACGCAGCATCTGAAGTCATGGGACGTTTTGGCGAAGCTTATGCCAGAGCATTTGATCTGATCAATACTGGGATTTTTAGCAAACCAGCGTTGGATACTTTGGCAATGTTAGACCTCATCTTCCGTGATGGTGCTTTTGTGCTAATGGGAAATTGGCTGCTAGGCAGCAACGAGATAATGGCTCGCTTGGCAAATCTCGAGACTGAAACCGGTAACATACCGCTAGTAGCTGACAGGCTCTACTATTTTGCTGACGCTTACAGCTATCTAGTTGATGCGTTTGCTGACAGCATATCTATCGAAAGCCTCAGCAATCTGTTTAGCTTGTCTGATCTCATTAACAGGCAGGCTACCCTAGCCATACCAAACGTGATCAGCTCAACCTTTGGTGCCACAGCCGCTCCAGGTCTGTCTGGTGGTGGTCCAGTGGCTACCAATCCAACAGCAGGCGGCACTGGTACTACTAGCAACGGGCCACACAGTCCTGAACAGCGACACAAGGAGATGATGGCAGCGCTCAACAAGCTCAATAACAACATCGAATCGCTGCTGCTAGTTGAAGATCGTCAGGTTAGGGTCATGAGCGACGGATTCAGCAAGGTTGCTGCTGTGGTCTATTAAGTTGACCTAGTGGTACCGGAGCCAACACACTATAAATATCCCATTAAAGAGGCATACATCACATGGCATCTTGGAAGAAATATTTCTCCGCTGTACCAACTCAGGCGCGCATGCAGCAGCGCATGGAGCAGTGGAACAGCGATGGGGATGCTAAACCAGGAAGCTCATCAAAATACAACAGCTATCTGCCTGAAGTCTACAGTGGTGCTCCAAATCGCATAGAGCGCTATGTGCAGTACGAACAAATGGATCTGGACAGCGAGATCAGCCGTGCTCTGGACACAATCAGCGATTTCAGCACGCAGAGCTTTGACAAGGATGATGAACCTTTCCAGCTCAACTACAAAGGCAAGCTCAGCGAGACTGAGATCAAATTGCTCACAGAGACGTTGCAGCAGTGGTGTGCTCTGAACAAGTGGCGCCAGCGCCTGTGGCGCATGTTTCGCAATGTGATCAAATATGGTGATCAGATCTACATCAGGGATCCAGAAACATTCCGGCTGATATGGATTGATCCTACTAAAGTTGAGAAGATCATCGTCAATGAAGACAAAGGCAAGAGCGTTGAACAGTACGTGATACGTGAGATAGATTTCAATCTCACCACGTTGGTTGGTTCTAACATGCTTGTTCACGACCAATACAGCTTCCCTGGTGGATATCCGCGCAGTGGTAATCCTGCTAGCGGCGCTGGTACACTAAACTATGGTCAGGCCAGCACTGCTGGTTCTCGCCAGAGCCGATTCAACAATCAACCCAATGACACAGCAGTTGATGCCACTCACGTGGTGCATCTCAGCCTCAGCGAAGGCATGGACAACCAATGGCCTTTTGGAACTAGCATATTAGAAAGCATCTACAAGGTTTACAAGCAGAAAGATCTGCTTGAAGACTGCATCCTTATCTATCGCATCGTGCGTGCGCCAGAACGCAGAGTTTTCTACATTGACGTGGGATCTCTGAGTGGTCCTCGTGCCATGCAGTACGTTGAACGCATCAAGAACGAGATATATCAGCGACGAATTCCCAACAGGACGGGCGGTGGTGTCAGCGTTATAGATGCTGCCTACAATCCCATCAGCATCAATGAAGATTTCTTCCTTGCTACCAATGCCGAGGGCAAGGGGACACGCATTGACACGCTGAATGCTGGTGAAAATCTTGGACAGATCGACGATCTCAAGTACTTCAACAACAAGATGATCCGCGGTCTTGGTATACCTAGCAGCTATCTACCAACTGGTCCAGATGATGGCACTGCAACCTACAACGATGGCAAGGTTGGCACTGCTTACGTGCAGGAATATCGCTTCAGCAAGTATTGCGGTCGCTTACAGAACCTCATGAGCCCAGTGCTTGACAAAGAGTTCAAGCTGTTTCTCAAGCATCGTGGCATAGAGATACAGAGCAACCTCTTTGAGATCACCTTCTTCCCTGCCCAGAGCTTCAGTGACTATCGTCGCATGCAGATGGATGGTGAGCAGATCAATCTGTTCAGCACTCTCATGGGCACAGAAGCCACCAAGTATGTGAGCAAGCGATTTGCCCTCGAACGCTACCTTGGTTGGACGCAGGAAGAGATATCTCGCAACGAAGTCATGTGGCGCGAAGAGAATGCTGATCGCGTCAAGGACAAGACGGGTACTAGCTCATCTAGCGAGCCACCTGGCATGAACGCTATTGGACTTCGTCCTGATTCAGAGACACCTGCTCCTACAAGCGGACCAGATCTCGGAGTAGAAGAAACACCTCCACCAGGTGAAGAACCGGCAGGCGGTGAAGCTCCACCGGCGGCACCACCAGGTGGCGGCATACTTGGTGGTACCTAAGAACCATAAATATCCAGCGAGGACAGGCATATGAGAGCTGACGAATTCCAAGGCGCATACTACTCACCTGAGGATGACAAGTTCAATCAGGCGAAGCTGCATGACACTAGGAGGGTGAGACTAACGCTCATACAGCTTAACAAGCTCAAGAAGATGCGTGCTGCTAAAGCTTTGGAAGATTTGGTGCATGCTGATCATCTATCCATGCAATACGCTCCGGCAGAAGAAGGCGCACCAGGTCTATGAGTTATAACATACCTTATCAGTCTACGGCTACGTCGCAGGGCAACATCTTGGTGCTTGACGGTACCATAAACACTACCAGCACCAGCTTGGCACTAGTTGGTGCTAACACCGTGAACTTTGGACTTTATATCAACCAAAACTTCGTTGATCTGCTACAGACTTTTGCTAGCAACAGTGCGCCAATAAGCCCGTTGATAGGACAGCTTTGGTATGATACTGTAGCAGCAGCTATCAAGTATTACAACGGCGTGCAGTGGAAGGTGCTCACTCCGCCATTTGATGGCGCAGCAGGTACTGCTACTACCAGCATTCTTGGGACTAGCGTAGCTCTAACACTGGCAGACAACGAGATCATCTATGCTACAAGTTTAGTACCACTGCAACCAGCTGCGCTACCAGCTAGCGTGTTGGTTGATGACCGATATTATGCGTTTGCGCCAAGATTTCCTCAGGGTTTGGCTGCTGGTATCACAATAGCAAGCGATTCTAACGGTTTGCACCTCTTTGGAAGAGCCAGCACAGCTAACGCATTTACTAGCAACATGACCATCACAGTGACAGGCAGTGCCAATGCCAGCGTGAGCTTCAACGGCAGCGGTAATGTGGTGATGCCACTGGCGCTAACACACGTGGTCACAGCGGGCTACTATCAAAATGTGACAGTTGGCAGCAATGGTATCGTGACCAGCGGTCAGCTGCTGAACGCCAATGACATCAACACTGCGCTTGGTTACGTTCCCAGCCCAGTGGATGGTGTAGCTAATAGCCTAAGCTTTGGTTCTAACATAATAATCAACGGTGTAGTTGGTGGTAGCAACGTCTTCCACGGCAACAGCAACATCATCATAACTACCACATTCCTTGACAATCCAATGCCCACTAACGGCATCATTTCTCTGCCTACTGGTGCCACCATACCAATTGGTTGGTATATAGCTAATGGTCAGAGCGTGTCATTACCAGGTGGTGGTGGTACTGTTGTCACACAGAATCTCACAGGTTCAGATCTACCCGGTTGCGTGTGGATACAAAAAGTCTACTGATAGGTAAGTTTCATCGTATCTACGGTTTTTTACCTATATTTCAAAGGATTCGGCTGTTGCCATTAAATACAGCCGAGTCTGCTACACATCTTACCACAGGAGTAAAAGGCAATGGCTAGGAATAAACTTGAACAAGTCCTTGAATATCTCGTCGCAGGCGATGAGAGCAAGGCAAAGGATCTGCTACATCAGGTCTTTATCGAAAAAGCTCGTCAGATCCACGAAGAACTGATCAGCGCAGAAGAGATGGATGAAGAAACACTCGGCGGTGACGAAGGCAAGGATCTCCGCCACGATGTCATGCATCACAGCGACCACATCAGTGATCTAAATGACGAGATTGAGTCAGAAGAGATCATGGGTGAAGACGCTGAGATGGACATGGGTGATGCTGAGATGGACATGGATGACGCTGAAGAAGATCTCGGCGATGCTATGTCTGACGCAGAAGGCGCTGAACATGACGTCATGGACGACATCGAAGGCACCATGGGCGACCTCGAAACTGCTCTTGCCAAGCTCAAGGCTGAGTTTGAAGAGCTAGAAGCCGCAGAAGGCGCTGAAGACCACATGGACGGCATGGGCGACGACGAGATGTCCATGGATGGCGATGAAATGCAGGGCAGCGAAGAAGGCGAAGAAGAGATGGACGAGATGTTCACCGAAGAAGACTTCGATGATCTCGCTGAAGCTGTTGAGCTTGAGAAGGTAACGATCCCTACCAAGGGTGAAGTAGGCGCTGGCAAGTTCAGCCCTAAGGATGCCGATACCAAGCAAGACAGCCCAGTACCTCCAAGCCAGACCACACGCTTTGGTGCTGCTCCGATCAAGACCGGAACAGGCCCTAAGGCAGATGGTTATGCTCTACAGGCAGCTCCAAAGAGCGACAAGCTCCCAATCCTCCCAAAGACCAATCAGCGCAAGACTGATACAGAGGGCATGGAAAATGAGCAGAGCGGCAAGTACGGTGCGAAGGAAGACAGCAAGAGCGCACTTGACACAACCGACAAGACTTTCGGCAAGGGCAACCAAACTAGCCCGCTCACTCATGCTCCGCGCAAGTAATTGAAAGAGCATAGATGCTATAAAAAATACCGCAGGATATATTCCTGCGGTATTTTCTTAGAAAAATGCCTATTTGACGCAGGTTAATCAATCTGTCACTAAATATCACACCAGATTACAAGGTATGTACATGAAAGAGAACATCTTAGTTGAGCATCTCACTTACGACGTTGCCAAAGCCGAGGTCATAACCGAATCGGCTGGTGAGGGCCAACCAAAGAATGTCTACATGAAAGGTATCTTCATACAAGGCGGGCTGCGCAATCACAACGGTCGCGTTTATCCCGTCAATGAGATACGTAAAGCAGTCGAGGCCCTCAATGAGTCAATCAAGCAGGACAACGGAGTTCTTGGAGAGTGCGATCACCCACAGGAGCTACAGATACATCTCGATCGCGTGAGCCATAAGATTACTGACATGTGGATGGACGGCGCTAACGGTTATGGCAAGCTACAAATATTGCCAACTCCCTGCGGCGAGATCGTCCGTACGCTGCTTTCTAGCGGTATAAAGCTAGGTGTCAGCAGCCGTGGTTCAGGCAATGTAGACGATAACGGCGAGGTAAGCGACTTTGACATGCTCACAGTTGATATAGTAGCCAAACCTAGTGCGCCAAATGCTTACCCCGTGCCGATGTACGAGGCGATCATGAATCGCAAACACGGATACCGAGCTAACGAACTCGCTGAAGCAGTTCGTCATGATGGTTCTGCTCAGAAGCATCTGACGAAAATACTGCTTAACTGGGTTGACGAGTTGAAACTGAGATAAGGAGTCGGTCAAATGACAACAAAGATTGAAGAGCTCCTTGAGAACGAAGTACTTGGCCCCGAAGTCAAGTCTGCGCTCCAAGAAGCATTCCAAGCTAAGATCAAGCAGACCGAGGCCCAACTGCAGGAAGATTATGCTGCACGTTATGCCAATGACAAGCAACAGCTTGTTGAGGCAATGGATAACATGCTGAACGACACTATCCGTTCTGAGCTTGAAGAGTTCGCAGAAGACCGCGCTGCTCTGATCGCACAGAAGGCTAAGCTCAGCAAGGAAACCCTAGCAGCTAAGCGTATCGCAGAAGCCTCGATCGCAAAACACACTAAACTGCTGAACGCATTCGTAGCAAAGCAGCTGAAAGAAGAGATATCAGAGTTCGTCTCCGACAGGAAGACGCTAGAATCACAGCGCAAGAAGATGGCTCAAGAAGTTGAAACCATCCGCGAAAGCGCAAAGAGAAACACCCAGGATCGCATCAGCAAGCTAGAAGGTTTCGTGGTCAAGAAGCTTTCAGAAGAGATTGCCGAGTTTGAAACTGATAAGAAGGCCCTCATCGAACAGCGTGCCAAGCTAGCTGCCGAGGGCAAGAAGAAGATCACCGAAACCAAGGCAGCATTTGTGCAGAAGGCTACTAAGACGTTGGACAAGACGTTGAACGAAGTCATCCGTAGCGAGTTGGTGCAGTGGAGGGACGATATCAAGGTTGCTCGTGAGAACAACTTTGGTCGCAGGATCTTTGAAGCAGTCGCTGCAGAATACATGGCTAGTTACCTATCAGAGGGCAGCATGACCAAGCAACTTCAGCGCCAACTGGCCGAGAGCCAGTCCCGCATTGATGAGGCAACTAAGCAGCTCCAGACCAAGCAACAGCTTGTTGAAGCAGCTGAAAAGCAAGTCAAGGCAGCCAACGATCGCACACAGAGGCTGGAGCTCATGAGTGAGATGCTAGCTCCTCTGAACCGCGATAAGAAGGCAATCATGGAAGAGATGCTTAAGGACATCAAGACAACAAACTTGAAGGAAGCCTTTAATCGTTATCTTCCAACCGTGATGAACGGTGAAGCAACCGGCGCTATCAGGCAAAAACTGTCTGAAAACGCCACAAACAAAACCGTGGCATTCACGGGTGACAGGCCAAACAAGCTGTCAGAAGCGGTGAGAGAAGACAACAACCAAGACATTGGTCAAATTCTCTATCTCGCAGGCATCAAAAATTGAAAGGAAGCCAAAAATGAGCAAGAATCTGTTTGAAACTCATTGGTCGGCTACCAAGACCGCACTCTGCGAAGGTCTGACCGGCAATCGCAAGAAGGTCATGGAAGTTGTCCTTGAGAACACCAAGAAGGACCTGCAAAGCAAGTCCGGAATCCTTTTTGAAAGCGCAACCCCAGGCAGCACGTCTGCAGGTAACGTTGCTACTCTCAACAAGGTTATCCTCCCAGTAATTCGTCGCGTTATGCCTACGGTTATCGCGAACGAAATCATCGGCGTTCAGCCTATGACTGGCCCAGTTGGCCAGATCCACACGCTGCGCGTTCGTTATGCTGATACATTTGGTTCGCCAAATCCAGTAGCAGCTAACACGGAAGCACTTAGCCCATTCCAGATTGCTGCGTTCTACTCTGGTAACGGCAACAGCACTGCTCCAGCAGCTGCACCAGTTAGCGTCCTCGAAGGCGTTGCTGGTAAGCGCTTGAACATCCAGATCCTCAAGGAAGTTGTGGAAGCAAAGACCCGCAAGCTATCAGCTCGTTGGACCTTTGAAGCTGCACAGGATGCACAGGCACAGCAGGGCATCGATATCGAAGCAGAAATCATGGCTGCTCTGGCTCAGGAAATTACGGCTGAAATCGATCAGGAGATCTTGACCTCCTTGCTCGCTCTCGCTGGTACCACACTGACCTACGATCAGGCTGCAGTTTCTGGTACAGCAACATTCGTTGGTGACGAGCACGCAGCTCTTGCGATCCTCATCAACCGTGCTGCTAACTTGATCGCTGCTCGCACACGTCGTGGCGCAGGCAACTGGGTTGTTGTGAGCCCAACTGCTCTCACCATCCTACAGTCTGCAACGACCTCTGCGTTCGCACGTACCACAGAAGGCACGTTCGAAGCTCCAACTAACACCAAGTTCGTTGGTACTTTGAACAACAGCATGCGTGTTTACGTCAACCAGTACGCAAGCGATGCTACCAACGTTCTCGTTGGTTATAAGGGTCCAGGCGAAATTGATGCGGCAGCTTATTACTGCCCATACGTTCCGCTAACGTCTTCAGGCGTTATCATTGATCCGAATACCTTCGAGCCAGTGGTCAGCTTCATGTCACGTTACGGCTACCTAGAGCTTACCAACACGGCAAGCAGCTTGGGTAACGCAGCTGACTACCTCGCTGGTATTTCAATCAACACAGCACATCTCAAGTTCCTCTAAGAAATTAGAGCTACTAGAAAGGAAAACCCGGGAGCAATCCCGGGTTTTCTGTATGCATGCTCGACTATCATCACTCATCATATAACCATAAATATGCTGCGTCAAGGAGCTAGATATGAGATACGATTGGCAATTAGGCCCAGCTGATGTTTACAGCGATGAAGTTTTTACGGATGCTATCAGCCAGATACATTGGTGGTGCGTGCTATATGCTGACGACGGTACTACCTATAAGAAGAACGATACTGTTCAACTAGGAGCGCCGAATCTGGAAACCTTTGTGCCTTTTGATTCTGTTACAGAAGAAATGGTAGAAGCCTGGGTATATGGTGTTATAAATGTTGAGCAAATACACAGTGAGTTAGAAGCAGAACATGCTTCTGCAGTACAACCTGTGAAAACATTTAATTTTTGAGGTAACTGATGCGTTGGCGAGAGATAATAACCGAAGGCGGTAACGCTATACCAAACGCATCTGCTGTGCCACTAGATCAAGTGTCAGCAGTGGTTGATGATGCGATAAAGCTCTTACCACCAGCACTGCGTGTGAATCTAGCCAAGGACATAGGCTCGGCAGGTTTTAAGAAAGTGCCTCCGGGCGACATTGATCTCATGATAGAAACCAGTGATTTGGTCAAATACTTCAAGACGATCAGCCAGAAAGATCCAGCAAAGTCTGCCAAGAAAGCACTGGAAGAATATCTAGTGCAGAAAGGCTATGATGCCAAGATGAGTGGTCGTAACGTGCATGTTGGCATACCATTTGACGGCGGTATTGCTCAGGTAGATTACATGGTCATAGACGACGTTGGTACCGTGGCTCCCTATCACCAACATGGACCTAGGGGCATGTATGATGATCCAGAATTCAAGGGCAGTGACATATTCATATTGATGAACAGCATAGGCAAGGCACTGGGTCTCAAGTTTGATGCTTTCACTGGCAAGCTCATGACCAGAGAAGGCAACACTGAAGTAGCTCGAGACAGAGACACCGTGGCCAAAGTGCTGCTCAATCCTGATGCCACTGCTGACGATCTCAATTCAGCCAAGAGCATATTGCGAGCACTGAAAGATGATCCTGAAAGAGATGCCAAGCTGGCACAAGCTCGAGAATCTGCAGCCAAAGGCATCATGCACCTACCAATGGATTCGCTATGAGAATTTGGCATCTTGCTCCTGCTAGCCAACTTGTGGAGAGCCGCGGTTTCGTGGCTAGGCGCACAGGTGATGAATATGTTGATCCTACTGATCGCGACGATATAGCCACCTTCCAAGGTCTCACGCTTTTGCCAGAAGATCAACCTCAGTATGATTCCAATGAAGATTTCACAGACGCATATCAGGATTGGAAGCAAGGCAAGTCTGGTAAGGTATATGAGATAAACAGCCGAGATCGCGGGACCAAATCAGCTTACATAGTGAACATGGAAACTCCCAGAGGTTTTGAACATTATGTGTTGTTCACTCGCGACTTGGGCAAGCTAGAAGGAAAGCTCACTAACATACCGCCTGGAGTCATTCCAGGTCATGGTGGTTATGTGATGAATCGCAAGGTAAGTTTCAGCGAACGCAGCGGGTTAAAACCCGCAGAAGTCGTCAAGGGAAAGCAGCGCGTGCGACCAACTCAGGTAGCATCTTTGCTGGATTCTGCCAGAGGTACAGCAGGCGATCAAGCAGTTGATCAGATGCAGGAATATCTGCGTGCTCTAGCTGGTGGTAATGGCACCGGTTATGTGATCAAGGATGGGGCCGCAGACGCTAATCTACATAGCAAATATCTAGGCGAATGGGGCAGCCCTATAGCATTGATAACAGGTCAGTTTGAACCTAGTGATCAGCTACCAGAGATAGAAGAAGTCATGAACGGGGGCAAAAGCCTAAGTAGCAGTAGCATAGAATACAACACAAACACAGGCGAAACCCTGTTTGACAGCACCGTGATAACAAAGACCTCGGAAATACTGATAAGCACCAAAGCTAAGGTTGGCGGCGCAGCTGCTAGCGTGAAGGGCTTGTATGATGCGCTTACCAAAAATCGAGACAAGTTCCCAGCATCATTTTGGCAGGATGATAAGATTAGCAAGTTTAACGATGTCATAACCACTATCATGGATTCTGGAGCTGTGGAAGGCTTGCTCAAAGTTGCTGCCACGGAAGGTATCGTGACAGATGCACAGGCTAACAAGATCAAGAGCAGCATCAACAATGGTAAGCGAGACTACAGACCGGATGAAACTATAGCAGATTACATGAGCGATTATGCTGCTAACACTCATCATCCGCAGTATGATCCTGCTAAACATGCGTTGGCTGCCATAGCTAGGCAGGTCACGACCAAGCTCAATGATGAAGATTACACGGATGTCATCAAAGAGATCTTGAACCATTCAAACATTGTGCAGATGTACTTCAAGACCAAAGTACAGGGAGCTGATCTGTTATGCCAAGGTTATGATTTGGTTTGGCCTCCGCAGTTCAAGGGTAGCATAAAATTCTACAGTGGTAAGTTCTTCAGTGCCACCGAAATCAAAGGACGTTTGGGATTCAAGATAGGTCAGGGTGCTAAGATGACTGACGAACCTGATGCCAGCTTGACCACCAAGATCGATCCAGCAGTGGCTAGGAAAGCAGCCAAGTCTGCTGAAAAAACACAGCAGCAAAAGGTTGGACGCATCGTCACACCAGGCGAGAAAGACATCAGGGACATCAAGGTTCCTGATGCTGTAGCATTGGGTCGTGTTAAGAAGAAGTGATGATCGCTTCTATGTCATCAACTGTGCTGCGTATGGTATGATTATCCAGTATGTGCTGTTTAGCAGCTGACAAATCATAGGTTACTGGGTCAAAATTCTTGAGCAAGTTGATCAATTGGCTATCTGTTTGGTAGGTTTGACCAAACTTGTTGAGCATAGCAGCACCTGCGATCTGACGAGATATCCACGGCGTTTCATTGAGCATGCTCTCTAATATTACTAGACCAAATCCTTCTTGGTTGCTGTGCATGAGGTAGCAATCAGCTTCGGCAATAGCATTGAGCACTTCTGCTTTGTCATCTATCATCAATGGCATCACTGTATCGCTGGCTGCAGGCATTAGATCCATGCGATTGTCATAACCAGTAGTGACTAGCACTGCATCGTCAAGCTCTGCTCTGGTAAACACATCAGCAAGCTCTCGCATCTTCTTGTTGGGCCAATAGCCACCGCAGCTGAGAAACATGCGTTTGGTTATACCATGCTTGTCTTTGAATCCTGGTTTACCTATGCTTTCGTTCAGCTTGATACCATGACGCACACGTTTAGCTTTATCGCTCTGTCCATGCTTGCGTATGTGGTTGATGTCATCTGGTGTGCTCCAACCAAGGTAAGCACATTCTCTGAGAGCATGTAGGCATGTTTCGCTGTTGCTAGGCAGTATCAGCATGTAAAGCATGGGACTTGGTATTCTCAGCACATTGGTCAGCACGAAGTTCTGTAAACCAACATCGCCGCCGTGCACTACTATGAGATCCCAGGGCCGACCAAGTATCTGAGGATCGCTGGTTACATGCACGCCATTGTGATCACCTTGGTGTTCACCAGCAAACACAGCTACTTGGTGTCCTCTGCTCAGTGCTTCTTCCGCCATGGCCTGCACATAGTATTCGCTACCACCTGGGAACGGAGCATATCTGTGTACAACGAACAGCAATTTCTTCATGTGTTTGTTTCTCCTCCGGAGTTCTTTTTTGGTTGATACACATAAGGGTTAGTTGGATCGCCGTTTTTTCTAGAATTGGTCCTACAGTGTTCATCTAGCCAATAAGATTCTACTGGGTGTAGATATTTGAGATTGGTATTGTCTTTAAGTATCTCCGGTAGATTGGTATTGTTGATTGGAAAATCCAAGAGCTTTGACAGTTGTCTGAGATAGTGGTCTTGATAGAGATACAGTAATTCTGTGCTGATGAAAACAGGATCATAGGACATCAGCACTTCGATGTGTTTTAAGAATCTTGGTGTGCTATGGTTTTCTCGCAATCTGTTCTGTTGGAATTCTAGGATGTTCTTGTCTCGTCCTATGATTGCCAGCTTGACGTCAAATCCTGCTTGCTTAGCATTAGCCATGAAATCGCCATAGGGTGGTTCTACGCTGGGAGCAGTAGGTCCTCCCACTGGAACAGTTGGACAGCTGATGCTGGTAACATAATTACCTGGTTCCCAGTCTATCTCATGGAACAGCTTGGGATCTTGCCATATCAGTGCGAACGGCTCGTTACCGTGTCCAACCCAGTATTCATTCTGCAACTGTTCCCAGCCTCGCACACCCGGAGTACCACTTAGAACCTTGCTCCACATGTGATTGCCAGAACCCTGCGGGCCTGTTACTACCAAAAGCTTTTTCATTTATATACCTCAATCTTCTGCAGCGCTGTATGTAGCCACGGATCAGGTGTTAGATCCTTGACATTGCCAGTGTATTTGTCGCGTTCCCAGCTCCAATTGGTGTTCATAGCAAGATAATGTCCGTAGAACAGATCCTCGCTCACACCATATGGTCCGGCTATGCGATGAACTAACCACTGATAGTTGATGTTTTTCTGTGGTACCAACATCCACTTGTGTCCGATACCTCGCTTGTCATTGGCATCTGTGCAGCAATAATCACTGAACAATCTTGATTCAAATGGTACTTCATATGCGCCTTTGTTACGTGGTACATCGTGAGGTTCAATCCAACGTCCTTGGTATGCTAGGCAGTGATATGGCCCAGATTCTAACTGTGATTGGATCTTGTCCAAAGAAGGACCCTTGGTTACTATCAGTTCGTCTATGTCATTGTTCAAAACCAACGCCGCATGGCTGAGATACCTATATTTGGCATGTTCAAGCATGCAGTACTGTCCGTAGTCGCTGTCCCAGGGTGCGTTGTCGCTGCCCTGCGGACCATATGGATAAGGCCACGGTACTATCTTCAGCTTTAGATAATCTCTGCTTAGTTTGCTCTCGAGTTCGTTGACCGTGTACTTGCTGCTGGTATTGTCATAGATCAAGAAACCATCTATACCATGCACACGATAGTGATAGTCCATCCACTGCTCAATCCATTGTATTGGGTTATCTTTCTGCAGGGTTACCATGGTCTTGTGGCCGTTAAAATATCCATCATTGTGATGGACTTCGATGTGCACTGGATCAGCTTTCTTGCTGATCATGATGAGTGACTCGTCTATGCCTTTGGTATGCACTAACGTATAGCTGACCCTGTCCAGATCATAAAACTGATAGTCCAGTGCGCGTCCATGCCGATCTGCGAAGCCTGCGTTCGCAGCAAACCATTGCTTGCCTTCGTAGATCGGCGGACCGATCAGTATGGTCTGTGTATCGTTCAACTGCACACAATCGTACCAGATGTTGTCCCAGTCAAAGTTTTCGTCAAACTTCATGCCGCCGCAGTAGTCAATGCGTAGCATATTGGGCCGTGCTGGCTGCCTCTTGATCTGCCATTCGCTAGGAAATCTCACCGCAGTAACTTGATCTATCATATCAAACGCCTCAGGTCTTGTATGTGCTGATGGTAGCGCAGCTCATTGGTTATGTCAGTGTATACAGGATTATTACCAAGCGAGAACTTCTCCATGTTGCGATGGTTGAACAGCTCTAGACCATTGCGATCGCGCTGGACCATCACTGTTCCGCCACCCCACTTCTTGTATTGGTTAGAGTGGCCCTTGTGGAAAGGTCCAAACGGCATGAATCCATAAGGCACCATTGGGTCAGCTTGGTAGTTGATGTAGCTTGGCCGTCGACCATTTCTGAGATCTAGATGTTGCCACGCCATGCGGAATGTTTCCGCATCTCCGCCAAAGTGATAGTACACCTCGCAGTTGTCAGCGTAGTGTTTAACCAAGTTCATTTCAGCCCAGCATTGTGCCTTGTTGAACAGCAGCTGTCCTGTTTCAAAAGGTTCGCCGTCGTTTGGATTCACGTTGAAGATGCGCCACATTGGCGCGTCGTCGTGATAGCGATTAGCGCGGTCAGTGCTAAAAACATCTCGCCAAAACAAGCTACCCTTGTCCAAGTATTCTTGGTCATCAAACAAGAATTCTGGATTTCTTATTGGAAAGCTATCTGCATCCAGCCACAGGTTCTCTGAGTATTGGCTTTCCCATAGAGCATATATCTTGGTGCTCCAACCCGCTTTGGTCCCATAGATAGTAGTGAAATCCTTGGCGTTGCCCTGTATCTCTCGCACAGTTATCTGATCAGGTGCAGGGCTGCGCAGTATGGCTGCTTGCTGGAGTGTTATCTCGCCTTTGCGATGGAATATTTCAATTGGTAGCTTGATTTCTTGTAAGGCTAGCTCACGCATTAGAACATAACCGCTGGCAATCTCCTTACCGTAAACGCTGGTCACGATGCTGCGACCTGGGTTGAAGTGCGGTACGCCCAAACTGCTCAGCATCTGGTCAACCTTCTGATATTCTTCTTGTAAATTAACCTGCATGTTTGGCCTCAATTATGGGTTTCCACTCCGGGATGCGATCATACTGATGAAGTATGTAATGCCTAGCCCCCCTGCTAGTGGTAGCATTCTCACCATCCCACTTTGGTTGAGGTTCAAGCAAGTGCGGTTTGAAGGTATGCATCTTGGTTGGATCATAACTGGTTCCAGCTTGGCATGCCCAACCGTCCTCGCTCATGGTAAACTTGGTGATGCTCTTGTAGGGTTCTAGTCCCAGCAACACATTGTAAGCAGCTTGATCGGGATTGTGAACCTTGGTAGCATGCTGGCTACCTACGCTAAGCAGATATATGTTGAGCCACAGATCTTTCATCACGCTGGGTACGCCACATTGAACACCGCAGTTCCATATGGGATTGGTCTTCATCTTATCGTACACCCAAGGGAAGCTGTTCTGTAAGTTTTCGTTGCCCCAGGGTTCGTGCTGATACTGCAGGCTCTCGCAGCTGGCTAGTATCTTAGCATTGCCCATGTTGGCATCCAACCATTCGCTGGGATTGCGCTGGAATACCACATCCTTGACATCCGTGTGAATCACATAGCGATAGTCCTCACTCTTCATGAGATTATCAAGGAAGCTGTGCAGATGCAGGAAGCGTTCTACGACTATGATCAGCTGGCCATTGTATACGAGATTACCGTTGGCGGGATCCTGACTAAATCCCATTATCTTGAAACCTCGATCGTTGAGCTTCTGAACTGTGCTCAGTTCGGCATTGTAAACCAGCATGGCCTTGTCGCCCTTGAAGCCGCAAGCGTCTATGCTGTTGACCCAGTACTGGATCTTATCCCAGCTGTAGTTGGTGAACGAACCTATGATTAGATCTTTTTTCATGCTTTATTGTGTGGGTTAGCCACATCAATCGCAATTTATTCCCAGATACTTGTCTGCACCCATGTCGCACATCATGCGCACAATCTTCTGTCCATGCCTGCTGCGCATGATGCTGCTTAGCTCTCGATCAGTCTTTTCTTCGTCCTTGATCTTGGCTAGCAGAGGCATGTTCTGCTTGATGATCTCGAGATCGTGCTTGGGCCAACGAGGACTGTTAAAATATCCCAGTGCCTTGAACCATCGCATGATCAAGTGAGGGTCATCCTTGATCCTATACTGTGTCACAGGTAGCATGACCACACGTTGGTTGCGCAGATCATCGAGACCTCCTGTGTAATCATAGAGCGTGCCGTCTTTGTCAATGCTCATGCTGTTGATGCTGAGATCTCTGTGCTGAGCATCCTGTTCCCAGTCTTGGCCGCGTATGATGCGTACCTTTCCGTCCTTGAGCTCTAGCTTGTAGGCAATGCTGGTAACATCTACTTTGCCATTGGGAAACACTGCTTTGATGGTTCCGTGACCAATGCCTTTGTCATCGTGATCAATGTCTTCCATGTTGAAAATGTAGATTAGCTCGCTGGGATCAGCGTCGGTGGCAAAGTCTATGTCTCGAGGGGCTTTGCCGCGCACGAAATCGCGCACCGCTCCGCCTACTACTCTGGCATCAAATCCGTACTTGCGTAGCACGTCAGCTACACGATGTACCTCGGGTGTAAACACCTGTTCAAACTTCTTTTCATCGATGTTGAGCTTGGCAATCTTTTCAGTAAGCATGGAATATTTATAGAGCGAAGCGCCAGAAACCTGCTGCGTAGCGAGGCAATATGTACTCGCTCCAATGCGTACCGTTCCATTCAAGCAGCTTGCCTTGAAAGAGGTTCTGTACGTACTGCATGCTGCCCTGATAGTTCTGAGCCGACCATGTGACCTGCCAGTTTGTGCCATCGAAGGTTATGATGTCGTTGGCATTGGCAGTGACAGTGCCCCAGCTAACGCTGTTAAGAGATGGCATTTCGGTTAGCAGATAGCTTTGACCTGGAGCAGCAGCTGGCAATCCCGCACCTGGTCCTTTGGACTGCGGATTTACCACTGCTGTGATTGGAGCTATGGTAGTCGGGGGCAAGCTATCTGGCTCTACCGTCCATATGAGTAGGTTTTGGTTCGTTGGATGTGGCTGAATCCAACCTGCTGCTTGATAGGTAGTTGTTGGATCCACGTTTGGCTGTGTTGTCCAAACAGTGATCTGGCTAGCATTATTACCATAAATGTTGTAAGGATTCAAAGTCCCGTAATAGTTGATCAACCTCCACCATGCCAGTTCCCCACCGGGATAGGTGGTTGCTAGCAGTCCCAGACCAGTCAACGGATTTCCGGTCACGTTGGTAAAGGTGTTGTCCTCTGCTGTGTTGTTGATGAACATCACTGTGTTGTAGTTCTGCAGCTGTATGTTATAGCTGGTATTGATCATCAGAGCAGCAGCACTGTCTACGAACGTGGCTATGTTGGTAGTGTTGATTGGTATGACTATGCCGTTAAAGCTGAAGCTGGTGCCGGGAACCAAAATCGGATTTACCTGCGAGAAAGTCACAGTGGCTTGGTTACCGTTGTCAACTGGATTGCCACCATAGCTAGCTAGTTCCATGGTATATTGGTTATTGCCTATCCATGTCAGGGAAATGCTGAGATCGCCTGGTGTGAATGTGCGTCTAGCTAGGAACTCATAATCGCTCCACTCTACTTGATTGGGCGTTTCTTTGGTACCCTGCACGATGTTGGTAACGATGTTTTCAATGATAGTCTGCTGATTGACCTGTGCAGGAGGTGTGATCCAGATTGGAAAACGGAAGACCATGGTCAGCACGTCAATTGGATTTTCGGTACCGATGGGTATGGTACGGCTGCTCCATGTGATCTGATCCTGCATCTCTATCCAAGTGAGCACAGTCCAATCAATGGGGTTATTGCTGGTCTGCACTTCTATGGCTGGGTTATACAGGACCATGATCTGTTCTACCAGCTGTTCCTTGACGCTCTCGTTGTTGGTCCACATGTCCACCGACATGCTTAATTCATAAGGCACAGGCATGTAGCGATTGACGCTGTAGCGATTTCCTGGTGTGTTGTCATATTGGTTGGTGTCTTGATTGTAGGCTCTTTCATTGACCAGCACAGTATCAACTATCTGAGGTCCTTGCCGGCGATTTGGTGCTAGTGTTAGGCCGCTTATCCAACAGGTAATGAATGGTGTGGTCAACAGCTTGTTTTCGCTGTTGCCCTTGACTATGGTAGCAGCTATCCTACTTGGATCCCCATATCGGCATGGCACTCTAACTAAGATGGGGGTACCATCTGGATTGGTTCCCACGCTGTAGCTGAAGTTGCTAAATGCACGTATGAACTGCAGTCGATAATTGCGTAGCTGTCCTGAGTACCAGTATTCCATGTTTTGTCCTGCTTTTCATGGATATTTATGGTAAATATTGCATGGGTAAAACGTATGACTGCTAAGCTTATCCTCTTGGATGATATCTATGAGATGCGCAGGCGCAAGGAACAGGAATTGGCATTTTACCACGAGGAGCTACGCAAGCTGAACGTGAAATACGAGTTGGTCAAGCGCGAGATACACTTGACCAACCAAATCATAGACATGATCGAGCACGAAAAAGTAACTGACGTGCGCGATATGATCAAGAAATCAAGCTAGCACAGACTTTGCTATCTGATAATAACGAGTGCGTTCTTCAAGGCCAATGGTGCCTCCGTTGACTCGTTTGGTGCAGCCAACGATATCGTCTTTATCAGCAAACCGATTGAGGCCGTTGTGTGACCAAAACCATGCAGCACTGCGAGCAGCACCTTCCGCTGTCTCTAGATAATCCGGATCTGCCGTGAGATCGACCTTTAGAGCCGCGCCGCAGGCATCGTAGTTGTCCTTGCCTGTGAGCTGTATTAGACCTCGACCGCGATAGCGATAGCCGTCGCCGCTGTCTTCGTCACCATTGCCCATGCGATTGGCATACACTCGATTGGCAATCTTTTCTGGGTTATGCGCATAGCTGCTAGCTGTGTCTACATCTTGGAAGTATCTGTGAAAGATCTTCGTCAATCCTTCGGCTTTGTAGTTCAAGTTTTCTTGTACGACACTGAATCCGCCGCTCTCATGCCCGCACTGTGCTAGGAACATGGCTTGCTCTCTGTCACTACTGATATTGAATTCGTTCATAGCGGCATTCAAGGGATCACAGATCTCTTGTAGATCACTTGGATCAGATGACGTAAAAATCTGCTGCAGTTGCTCAACGGTTACCATCTATCTCGCTCCTATATGATGTCTGGGTCTAGCTTGGCTTTCAGCACCGTGCGCAGATCCTGCCTCTGAGGTACAACAACTCCATTGGAAAGAGTGCTCGTTGCTGTGGCATTATTTATGAACTCAGCAAGCACGGAAGTACTTGGTGTCCAGCTGGTGCGGTAATCTATCTCATAGCGTGTCCATACTGCTCCGCTGTTGTTTGCCAACTGCACTCTCTCATAAAGCTGAGGTGGGCTGTAGTCCACTCTCAGTATCCAAGTACCTGCGGGCGCACCGGGCGGAAAAGCTATGCCTGTCTGTACAGGTTTGCTTTGGTTTGGAGGAATGCCGTCGTTGGCCAAGATTGTAACCGGTACGTTTGAATCTAACACATAGAACTGCTGTGCCTGTAGGTTCCTGAATGGAACCTCTGCGGTAGCTTGTGCTACTATCCTGTCGTTGATTTCTATCTCGCGGTTGTACACGCTGACCATGTCAGCCACGGTGAGAGTTCCGGTGCCGTTTGGATTGGGAACTGGATCTCCATTGAGATCCTGTGCTGGTTTCTGGAGTATGTCTCGGTATTCTTGGCTGTCTGTGATCGGATCACACTTCACTCGCCAGATGTGAGGCCACCATGTTGGACTGTAGCCTTCTGCTGGACGTGCTCCTTCCTGCACCACATAGTACTTTGGTATCACAAAATCTCCCAGTGCTAGATCATCTCTGCGATGGCTGATCTCTATAACATCACCGCTCATCAACGTGCGACCTATGCTGAGCACCATGTCATTGAGATGGAAGGTGATGAATATGGTCTCATTGCTCAAGAACAGGCCAAACTGGCGTAGGTCAAATTCTGTGTCACTGATCTGATAATGTCCCTTTAGGGCAATCACGTCCTGATCGTAGGCACGATCGCGTATCTCCATGTTTAGCACGTCTTGTATCTGCAGAAGGTTGTCCTGTCCGCTGTTGAGTGCATCTAACGCCGTGTTGGGCAGGGTAAAATCACCGCTGTCCCCGGTTGGTTTTGGTCCAAGGTATTTGTGTACCAAGAATTCAGTACCGCCTATGCGGTACTCCTCGCTGATCAGACGATCGAACAGCTTGTAGTCGTTTGTCCTTACTGCGGCACCCTTCCAAAGGGTTAATGGTGGCACATCTCGCTCCCAGATTACGGCATTGGTATTTATCAGCGCTTTGCGTGCGTTTATATCATTGAATCTGCTGATAAAATTATGTAAAAATCAGCAAAAAACCAGTTGACAGCTCCTAAAACCATGCTACTATAGCATATTGGAGGACAGAGATGATCGAGCAAACTCAAGTTTCTGGACGCAAGATGAAGGGTGTGGACTTTTCTAATGCTGGTCCTGAGAACGAAAATCACCTCAGAGAATGGCGTCATGCCATGGACTACGCTCGCGTGGAGATCGATCTCCCCACGCTAAAACAGAGCTTCCTGGGTTGGGCTAAGGTCAACAGGGACATTGATGAACGTTATCACTGGGATGCACTTTCGCCCTGGCAATATGCTACGATTGGTCGCATGACATTCTGCATGGATCACGGCGCAGTAATGCCGGATCAGGCCAAGGAATGGTTTGAGTCCAAGCTGGTAGAGCTGCTCAAGGTGCAGGTAGTTGCTGAAGAACCAGACGACGACATCAAGCTTAGCTTAACTGGACGGCGCACAATCGAATATGTGAACATGTACAGTAGCCTTGAAGCTGTCTGGCGCAAGTACATAGCAGACACGGCTAAGATCGAGGAAGAGACCAAGAAGCGCTTGGATCGCTACAGGCCAAACCAACAGATGCTCAAGCGTCTCTATGATCACTTCAAGGAGAGCTTTGCGGATGCTATGCGCGACAAGGAAAACAGATTGGTAGCAGAAACCATCGAACCAATCGTGACCGTGCTTAACGTGCTTGCTACTAGCACTGGCAATGCCAAGGCAGTTAGCAGCAGCAAGGATGTCAGTCGCAAGAGCATTAAGCAGGCCAGCAAGGCTAAGTTCAAGACGGTTGACCTCAACACAGACATGGCTAGCTTGAGCCCAGCTATGATCCCTGGCAGCAACAAAGCTGTGATCTACAACAGCAAGAGCCGCAAGCTCTATGTCTACGCGGCAGCAGAAGGTGAGCTTGGCATCAAAGGCACCAAGATTACTGGCTACGATGAAGCCAAAAGCTTTGCTAAGACACTGCGTGATCCCAAGAAGGTCTTGGTGATTTTACGCGACGCTGCCACGGTTAAGCGAGTGGATCTGGTCATGAATGATAACATCAAAGGCAAGCGGCATCCCGTAAATGGGCGGCTCAACAAGGACACACTGGTGATCAAGGTGTTCAGATAACTTGACTTTTGCTTCAGTGGAGGCTAAATATATTTGCCAATGATGAAAATGGCTCTGGTCGTAGCCTTCTGTTTTGCATGCGCAGGCTGTGAAACAGTTGGTGCCGATGGGTTGCACCACAGCAGCAACCCTTTGGTTCAACTTACAGTTGACAAGGCCCAAGAACATAACGTGCCAAGCTCCCTGGCAATCGCTGTAGTGACTGTTGAGAGTAATTGGGACGCAAAGGCATTGAGCAGCGGCAACTATGGTCTAGGACAGATCAAGTGCGGCACGGCTCGAGGCATAGGGTTCAATGGCAAGTGCGCCGCACTGCTAGAGCCAGAAGTGAATCTTGAATACAGCATGACCTATATGCGCATGGCGTTAGATGAAGCTCAAGACGATCAGTGCAGGGCAGCTACCTTATACAACGAAGGACTTGGTAAATCTTGGCGAAATAAGCCTAGCAGATACTGCCGTAAGGTCATGAAGATCATGCAGGAACAGTGATACGCTGCTATAAATATCGCTGGAGATCCAAAGAAAATGGTCACAGCAACAGTTACAGTACCACCTTCAAATCCAAGCTCGCCTCTACAGCAGCAGATAATTGACGAAGTCCAATTGATGCTGGGCGGCGGCATGGTAGATATAGAACTTGATCCTGCTCATTACAGTGCTGCTCTAACCTTTTCGTTCGATCGGTATCGTCAGAGAAGCGGAAATGCGGATGAAGAAAGCTACTTGTTCCTGCTCTTACAGAACGATATCACGGATTATTACCTGCCAGACAATGTGGTGAGCGTGAGGCAACTGTTCCGCAGAGGTTTAGGTGGTATAACGGGTGGTACTCAGATTGATCCTTTCAGCCTGGCTTATACCAACCTCTATCTCCTACAGGCTGGAGCCGGCGGCGGCTATAGCGCCGGACTGTTGACATATGAGCTTTTCTACGAATACCTTGATCAAGCTGGGCGCATGTTTGGTCGTGACATCAACTATACCTTTGATACGGTTACCAAGCGATTGAGTCTTGTACGCAGGCCCAGTGGCAATGAACAGATACTGATATGGGCCTACATGTATAGGCCAAACGATGTCATTCTACAGGATCCATTTGCTCGCCCATGGATTAGAGATTACACCTTGGCTTGGTGCCAGAGGATGTTGGGAGAGGCATACAGCAAGTACAACACGCTAGCGGGTCCACAGGGTGGCACCACGCTCAAAGGTACTCAGCTGTTGGAAGAAAGCAAGGCTTCGATGGAGCGCCTCGAAAAGGACATTGATCTCTATATCGATAATGCCATGCCTCTGGGTATTATTGTGGGCTAACTGAGAAAAAGATCTCTCAGAGCAGATTTTCCAGCGTTAGTGATCTTGTCATTTCCCAGAACAGTGTAGACTCCGTCTGGAGATGGGACCTCGCTGACACGCGACCACTGCTGCTGCCATTGCCACCATGATTCGCTCTTCATATCAAACAGGAACAGCTCGCATAGTTGCCAGGGTTCTTGGTCATAGAGGAAGCGATCAACATACATCTGAGCTGCCCATGCCGAATCAGTATTCAGCTTGAGCAGGCTGGCATCCTGTGTAAACAACCCTATCATATAGATCCTATGAACCCACTTGGCAGTCCAACTATCTCGTCGCAGCGCATTGTCTGCTGCTAGCTGCCTTCTCGGCCACGATCTGTGCATATTCTTGTTGGCACGCAGCAGATATCGGTTGGCTTCCTTTAGATGCTCCATGTCTATCTCATAGACATGTCCTCGGTTCAAGCTGACGGTTGATCCTGGATAGGTAAGGAGCCTAAGTTCATGTCCAGCTTCCTCAGCTAGTTCAGCTGCTGCTGCGGTTACTGGGCTCTCGCCGCCGTCGGATAATAGCATTGGTGAGTCTTGCGTCATGGGTAACCTTTGATAATATCATATTTAATCAGGTGATCAAACCCTGCACAGTTTGCTTGAGCTGATCCACGGTGCCATTGTTTTCTATGGTATGTTCGAACTTAGATCTCACCCATGCCCATTCGCTGGCATGTATGTCACTAGGTGGCGATCCTCCCAGCTTATATTTGTCAAACCACGACGGACGACCGCCTCTTTCCACGTGCCAAACCTGCCCGCCTAGCTTTTTGATGAGAGCAATCTCGTTTGGAAACCGGGTGTCTGGAATCACATAATTGACGTTGCTGTCCAGCTTGCGTTCCATGCTAGCTATCCAAATGTCGTCATGAAAGCCTGACCGACAAACCTCTGTGCCCCATAGCTGAAGGATCAAACGCGGAGTTAGATCTGGCATCCTAAGCCTGGTGGCCCACCATGGGTCTACCTGCTCGCGCCATTCTCTGCTCTCATCCGTGTCACCTTCTAGTAAATGCCGCGGCCATCCAAACACAGCTGTTACAGCATCTTTGAGACTGTCAGCGAAGCTGACTTTGGTGAATCCCTGGTCTTGCTCTAGTATATCAGCCACGGTTCCTTTGCCGCTGCCAATCAACCCGCATATGCCTATGATCATCGATACCTCCGTCCATCTAATAATAACGCATCTGCAGCAGCCAATCAAGCGTCTGCTTGGCCCTAACCCAGAGAAAACCTGGTTTTTTGCTGAGTCGCTGATAAATAGAAAGAACAATTCAAACGGAGAGGTTTTCCATGGCAACCCTAGTATCACCCGGCGTAAGCGTCACAGTCACAGATGAAAGCGTATATGCTAGCGCAGGTGCTGGAACCGTCCCGCTCATTCTCATTGCTACGGCAGCTAATAAGCTACAACCTGGTAGCTCAGGTGTTTACGCGCCCGGTACTACTGCTGCTAATGCTAACCAACTTTATCTAATCAGCAGCCAACGTGATCTGCTGCAGACGTTTGGAACTCCAACCTTCTACACCACCGCTGGCACGCCTGACTATGGTAATCAGCTGAATGAGCTGGGTCTGTTCACAGCATATCAATATCTCGGTATAGCAAACACTGCATATGTATTGCGTGCGGATGTTGATCTAAAGCAGATGGTGCCAAGCACCACTGAACCAGCAGGTCCTCCTTCACTCAACCAATATTGGCTTGACACAGCAAACACCACTTGGGGCATATTCAGCAGCAATGGGAACGCTAACAGCGCATTGAGCTGGAGCGCCAAGACTCCGTTGACACTTTCAGAGTCAACTGATCTCGAGATAATGGTACAGGCATCAGTTGGACTGACCAGTGCCAGCACTCCTGCCGTTACTCATGTTGGTAACTTGGTGATTAATGGAACTACAGTGCCCATGACAGTTGGCATGAGCCTCAGTGATGTAGCAAGTGCTATCAACAACAACGCCATACATAACTCTGGCATTAGCGCTACGATCTATGCTCGCACCGGCAAGCCTGATCCAACAGTAGCTACGATAGAAGATCTCTACTATCTACGCATCACCGGCACTGATATCACCACGATGATTGATCTGCTTTATTCTAACATATACGTGTTAGAGGATATCGGATTTATGACTCCGGAGCCAACTAACACCATATTACCAATACATGCTTACGGCACAGTTGGTGAGTTCATAGTTGATGCATACAGCACTGATCCGACTACCGAATTAATGGAGAACAAGATCTGGCAGAAGATCGAACAGACCACGCTTAACGGTAACACAGACGCTTGGTGGTTCTTGGTTGGCAGCACTGACATGGATTATCCAGGTTGGGGATGGCGCGAAGCAGCACCGCGTGTGGTGCAGGGCACAGTCAGCAATCCAACCTTCACTATAGGCAACCAATGCACTATAAGCATTGGTGATGCAGTGCCTGTGACCATCACTGTGGCGGGAACTTCTCTCAGCAGCTTTGTAACTTCGATCAATTCGGTTCTTGATGCCAATAGTTTCAATGCCTTGGCTAGCATTGCCACTTCTGGTAGCAGCAACTTCTTGGTAATCACCAACTATGATGCTACTGACATTTTCTTCCATGACATAACCACAGAAACAAATACCACACACCCATGGCAGACTGCAGGTATGCCAACCACGCAGACTTACTATGGAGCAGTGACAGGTACTGTGGCTAATCCAACATTCACAGCTGCTACGCTTGAGATATCAAACGGCAACATAGCAGGACAAACACAGCCAGCGCCGGTTGTAGTTGCGCCTGGTGCTGGTTACGCACCAGGAGACACGCTTAATGTCGTTGGTGGTACCCACAGCGTAACGGGTGTGCTGACTGTTGCTAGCATACAGGCTGTAGCGGCTAGCATATCTGCTACTGGAACTGGTTATGCTCAAGGCGATACGCTTACTTTTGATGGTCCAGCCTATGTGACTCCGACCATACTAGAAGTGGCCAGCATCGGAGGCGGCGGCTCTATTGTTACCTTGACCATACGACAGCCCGGACAGCACATCACCAACGTCCCAGCTAATCCTGTGACACCTTCATCAACCAGCGGCAACGGTACTAATGCCACAGTGACTATTGGCTGGGGTGTTGGCACAGTGACCGTGACCAATCCTGGCAACTACACGGTGGCACCTACCAATCCGGTGAGCGTCACCGGGGGCAGCGGCACCAACGCTACATTCACTGTTAGCATGGCATATCTAACTGCTGACACATTCAGCATCAATCCTGGCACAGGAATAGCTACCACGATTTACGTGCCGGCATCACCTAACAACACGTTGGCTGGTGTGGTCTCTGCTATCAATGCTGCTTTCCCAAGTGGTCCGATCGTGGCTAGCGTGTCTACTGGCAACCATCTCACAATCACCAACACAAACGGTACACAGTTCATACTGAAGGATATCAGCGGAACTCCTCTTAACAGCGCAGGTATACAAGTTGGCTATGTGTTTGGACGACAGATGGTTTATCAGGGTTACTATCCATCTCTTACAGTACCTAGCACACTGGCACAGACTGCTGCTACCAACGTGTGGATCAATACCACACCAGCCGATCGCGGCGCTAACATGGTAGTTAAGAAGTACAATGGTACGATATGGGTGGAGCAGAATATCAATCCTCTGACCAACACTGTGCCTATGTACAGCAGCGATGCTGTAGCCAATGCTGCTTTTGGTTCTAGCAAGACCTACGGTACAGTGTATGCTCGTTATAACAATGACGGCGACATGCCTGCTACGGCCAAGACAGTTCTTTATCAATGGGACGGTTCTGCTTGGGTAACACTGATGTATACACCGAGCACCACCAATCCAGTAGGACCTCCGGCAGACGGTACGCTATGGTATAACACCTACCTACAGGTTGATATTATGGTCGGCAGCGGCCAGATCTGGCAGGGTTATAGGAATGCCTATCCAGCTACAGATCCAAATGGTCCAATCATAGATGGCAGCATGCCTAGCACACAGAGCGACCTTAGTCCATTGGTTACCAACGACATCTGGGTAGACAGCAGCGTGACACCCTATCCAGTGCTATACCGCTACGATGGATCATCTGGATCATGGACACTGATCGATAACACCAATCACAGCAGTCCTTCGGGCATCATATTCACTGACGCGCGATACAATAACAATGGCAAGACCAATGGCAGCCAAGCTCCTAGCGCGATGGTAGTCAGCAACTATGTGGATAGCGATGCGCCTAACGCAGAGCTTTATCCAGCTGGTATGTTGCTGTTCAACACTCGTTATAGCACCTACAATGTCAAGCAGTACTATATGGATTATTTCCCAGATGTGAACACTTCTGAAGGTTATGATCCGGATTGCTGGGTCACAGCTAGCGGTAACCGTCCAAATGGCACCCCTTACATGGGACCAGATGCGCAGCGTGCTATGGTCTTTAGAGCGCTTAATGCTTCGCTTGCTAGCAACCAAGCCATACGCGGTGATTCGATCTTCTACAACTTGATAGCAACACCGGGTTACATAGAATGCTTGGCTGAGATGAACCTGCTCAATGTTGACATACAACAGATAGCTTTCATCCTAGCAGATCCTCCTGGAGAGCTACCAGCTGATACCACTAGCCTGCAGCAGTGGGCTACCAATGCCAACAACGCAGCTTATGACAGCATTGATGGTTTGATAACCCACACATCATACGCAGCAGTTTACTATCCCTGGGCACTGGAAGTGAACTTGGACGGAAACCAAGTGTTTGTGCCGCCAAGCACCATGGCACTCACGGTATATGCTTACAATGACCAAGTAGCTTATCCTTGGTTTGCTCCAGCTGGTTTCAATCGTGGTTTGGTTGCTGGCGCATTGAGCGTTGGTTACCTCAAGTCAGACGGTACATATCAGCCAGTCAGTCTAAACCAAGGACAGCGCGACGTGCTGTATGTGAACAAGATCAATCCGATCACGTTCATACCAAATCGTGGTTTGGTTGTATATGGACAGAAGACCTTGGATCCAATCACCACAAGCCTGGACAGAGTCAATGTTGCGCGCCTGATCAACTACTTGGTTTACAACCTAAGGCAGTTGGCACAGCCGTTCTTGTTTGAGCCAAACGACGCTCAGACCAGGCAGGCAGTTACCATAGCGTTTAACAGCTTCATGGGTAACTTGGTTGGATTGCGTGCGCTCTACGACTTCTCAGTCGTGTGCGATAGCAGCAACAACACACCGATTAGGATCGATCGCAACGAGCTTTGGGTTGATATAGCTATCAAGCCAGAAAAGGCGATCGAGTTCATCTACATACCAATCAGGGTGTTGAATGACGCAGATCCGCTACCAAACGGTAGCAACAACATCAACGTATAAGCTGATGGACCGGGCTAAATGCCCGGTTTATCTTTGCATGAGCATTGCTAACCTGCATGGTTGACCGTTAAATATTGTCATGACTGATCAAGATAAGATTGCTGACTCTTTCAAGAATGATATCAGCGCGGCCCTATACACCTATCTAGCTGGAATGCATAGCAAGCTGGAAACAGATACGAGCTCAGAGCTGGCCAATGAGATCCTGCTCACAGTGCTGAGCTTGAATCTAGGACACATCATTGGTCAGTTAGATCCTGCCAGCAGAAAGCAGAATCTAAAGCTGGTAAATCGGTTGATAAAGGACCAGATCACTGAGGTGAGCAAGCTCACTGACATTGAAGTCTATGGGCATATTGGCCACGCTTGATTATGGAGCAGCCAGTAGCTGTGATATACTAGCACATGTCATGTAATTGGTGCCCACTGCCTTGGATCAGCCTAGATATCCGCAATAACGGAGACATGCGCGTGTGCTCGCATAGCCAGCAGGGTGCTGATAATGGGCTCTTACGCAAATCAAACGGTAGCACCTTCAACGCCACGTTAGACATGATAGAAGATGCTCGCAACAGCTCCTTACTGCGGCAGATACGTTTGGACATGCTGGCAGGCCGATGGAATCCGGCTTGTAGACGCTGCGAGAATGAAAGCAAAGGTGGTTTGATAAGCAGGAACCAGACAGAAACCACGCTGTGGTCTGATAGGTTCACTGTTGATATGGCCAAGCAGCTGACCTGTGATGATGGACAGATATCCAATGAGTCTTGCCCAGTCATGCACTACGGAGTGAGATTTGGCAACAAGTGTAACCTGAAATGCAGGATGTGCAGCCCAACAGAAAGCAATTTTTGGTACGAAGACTATGTAGCCCTGTGGAACACTCACCAATATGATGAAAGCTTTGGAAAGGTAACACTGTCAAGAGATGATAGTGGCAGATTAGTACCAGACACAGATGGTTACACTTGGTATGAGTCACCTCTGTTCTGGGATCACATCTCTAGGAATGCCAAAAACATACAGCACATACACACAGTTGGTGGCGAACCCATGCTCATTGATCAACAGTGGGAGTTCCTCGAACGCTGCATCGATATGGGTATCAGCAAGAACATCATCATCGAATACAACAGCAACGTAGTAAAGATACCACCGGTGGCCTGGGATCTGTGGCGGCATTTTAGAGAAGTTAGGATCGGAGCCAGCGTTGACGGCATTGGACCGGTCAATGACTACATACGACACCCCTGCCGATGGCACATGATCGAAGAGAACCTAGATAGGATAGATTCTGCCACAGATATCAATTTTGTGGTCTGGATCGCCAGCACGATCATGATATACAACATCTGGTACATACCTGACACTCTGGAATGGTTCATGCGCCGAAAGTACAAGAGGTTTGGTTTCACACCAAACAGTCCGCTGATATTCTTTCATCCTCTGTATGGACCAAAGCATCTAAATGCGAGAACCTTGCCACCGGCAGAAAAACAGAAAGTAGTAGAGCATTTTGCCCGCAGATTGCCTGAGCTGATCAAGCTTGCTTGCGAACTCTATGACGATGATCATGCTCGCCGAGATGAGCTGATAGCTGGTATCACGCAGCATCTCGATCAGTGGCAACGTTTTATGCTAGCTGCGGATCAGGCAGAGCTCATGCCTAAGTTTTGGAGATTCACTGATAGGTTGGATAAAATACGATCTGAGAGCATGCAGGATAGCCTGCCAGAATTCTATGACGTGATAAAGGATACTAACAGATGATGGACAAGCAATCACTAGTAGATAGCGGCATGATCAGCAAGAAGACTGCTGCTGTTTATGACGTACGGTTCGTGGATCTTTTCAAATCACTGCCGTGGCAAGAATGGTTCCAGGATGGCGGCGATCCATTAGATTGCAGGTTAGAATATCTAGATACCTATAAGCTCTACCTTGGAAACATGCGTCTTAGTAAGGTTATAGGGCTTGAACGTTTCAAACAGCATCATCTGATAAATGGTACCACTCAGAGCTTTGATGAAGCTTACCACCGACACGCTTCTAGGCGTTTGCGCATGTATCGAGGTGAATATGCCTATCACGCACGCATCGTTAAGGATTGGAAGCACATAGAGGACGGTCCGATAGAGCAGGGCGACTATGTCATAGTCAGCGTACCTCATGCGACAACAGGGGATGTACCGCAGGGATTCTATGCCATGCTGGACAGATGCGCAGATCTCAAGGTTCCGGTCATAGTTGACTGCGCATACATAGGCACCTGTGTGGATGTTCAACTGAGCGTGGATCACCCAGCTATAGAGAGCGTTAGCTTTAGTCTTACCAAAGGCACAGGTACAGGACACATACGCAGTGGCATTCGTTACAGCAACATTGACGATGATCTGCCAATATGCCAGCAGAACAGATACAATCACACAGTGCTCGGAGCTGCCAAGGTTGGCATATACTTCATGCAGGAATTGAAAACGCCTGATTTCATTCCTGCCAAATATAGGCAATCGCAGATTGAAGTCTGTGCCGAAGTTGGTATCACGCCTACCAAGTGCATGCACATTGCTCTCGGTGGACCAGAATGGAATGATTTTGCCGTCGGTGATCACAACCGATTGGGCATACGCGGACTTGTCAAGGCCAGGAAGCAGGGCAGGATATGAGCAAGTCAGACACGTGGTGCCCTATTCCCTGGAACTTTCAAGCAGTGAGGAGCAACGGCGATCTCAGGGTATGTTGCCAGGCCAACATCACGCAGAACAAGGGCGTGATTCGCAAACCAGATGGTACACCCTATAACGCAGCATCTGACGAACTGGTCTCTGCTCGCAACAGCGCTTTGTTGATAGGCATGCGAAAGAACATGATGCAGGGCATATGGAGCGAGGAATGTGGCAGGTGCAAGAGCGAGGAAGACGCTGGCTTAGATAGCCGTCGGAAATATGAGACATATAGATGGAAGAACCAGCGTACTAAAATGTTAGCCCATACCGCAGAAGATGGCAGCATCGATACAGAAGCGTTGCCTGTGGTATATTATGATCTACGATTTGGAAACCTCTGCAACTTGGCATGCCGCATGTGCGGACCTCAGGACAGCACTGGTTGGTATGATGACTGGAACAAGCTGTATGATGTTGACTGGTTCAACGACACGCACGGTCGCGAGCATATGCATCGCTCAAATGGCAAATGGATAAGCAACAGCTATGGATGGCACAACAGCGAGAGTTTCTGGCAGCAGATCGAAGCCAATGCTGGCAACGTGCAGCATGTCTACATGGCAGGAGGCGAACCTCTGCTGATAGAGCGACACTATGAATTCCTAGAACGCTGCATAGAGAATGGAGCAGCTGGCAACATGGTAGTTGAATATAACACCAACATGACCAGCATACCAAGCAGAGTGCTCGATCTGTGGACTCATTTCAAGACCATACAGATAGGAGCTAGCATAGATGGATACGGTGCTATGCAGGAATATCAAAGATATCCGTCAGATTGGAGCAAGGTTTTGCGAAACATATACAGGGTCGACGAAGCCCCTGAAAACGTCCAGGCCTGGTTCGCTTACACCGTGACTGCCTACAACGTGCTGCACATGCCAGATTTCATGAGATGGAAGCTTGGACAGAGCGGTCTCAACAAGTTCAATAACACCATCAAGAAACCAATCGTGACGCATCATGTAGCACATCACCCCAAACATCTCAACATAAGGGTGCTGCCACAAGATCTCAAAGACCTAGTGACCAATAGATTCAATGACTTCCATGATTGGGTGGTGGATCAGGGTTTTCCTGAGAACGTGGTGTCTAGCAGCAAGAACATCTGCAGTAGCGTGATCGAATACATGACCAGTGGGGATCTACATGAGGCTCATTGGAATATTTTTGTATCATTCACAGCCAAGATGGATGCTATTAGATCGCAGAAATTAGTAGATGTGGTACCAGAGATGGAGGGTTACCTATGAAGATATTGATTACTGGTAATCCAACTAAGGGTTTAGCACAGTCAATGCACGGCATTTGGCCAGATGCTAGCTTCGTTAGTAGAGCAAATGGCTGGGATCTAGATAAAGATCAACGACGCAGGGATCTAGCACAGCTGGCACTGGAATACGATGTTTTCATCAATAACAGTGCGTTGTGGCAGTTTCAACAGACGCTGCTGCTCCGAGAAGTCTACGCAGTTGCTCGAGATCACAAACATCAGCTGCATATCATTAGCATTGGTAGCACCGCGGATCGCACTTCAAAAGGCAGCGATTGGACCTATCAACATGAAAAGAAATCACTGCGAGATTTCTGCAACAGCCTTGGATTATTGAGCACCTGGGGAGGTGGACCCAAGGTGTCATTGCTGAGCGTGGGCTCGCTTAGTAACGTGCAGCACAAGCATCCTTCGAGGACCTGCATGGAGCTTGATCAAGCGGCACAGTATGTGAAATGGATGGTTGACCAACCTGCTAACCTAAACATAAACGAGCTAAGCATAGATCCCATACAGGAGAACGTAAATGGCAAATGATGCGGTTAGCTCCTATGATTTCACCAAGATACCATTCGACAAGATAACCAGATTTGGTCAGCGTACCCTGCTATATCGTGATATATTCTGCGTGAGCTGGTTGATTGGTCGATACTGCAACTACAACTGCAGCTACTGCTGGCCATACGCACGCAGCAACACCAAAGATTATCGTCCCATAGAGCTTAACCTCATGACCATGGATGAGATCAAGCGACAGAGCAGAGAACGAGGTTACAATAGCTTTCATTTCAGTTTCAGCGGAGGCGAACCGACTGTATATCCTGATTATCTAAGACTGCTAGAGCACTATAGCCAAGATACTGCTAACTGCAACTATCAGAGCGTGCACATGACTTCAAATATCAGCCAAGGGCTGCGTTGGTTCGAGAAATACGTTGATGCTACCAAAGATCTGCACCGTGTGAGCGTGACGGCTAGCTGGCATCGAGAACAGGGGATCAAGCAAGGTGATCTCAAAGGTCACACAGAGAAGTTTGCTGACAAACTGGTTTTCCTGCAGGAGAACGACATACAGGTAACCGTGAACACCGTCATGGTGCCAGAATGGTTTGATACTCTCTATGCTGAAGCAGAATACTTCCTGGGTCGCGGTATCAACGTAACACTAAAACCACAGAGCGATCCAACTGCCAGCAAGGTAGTAGAAGGATATACCAAGGATCAGCTTGCTACACTGCACAACGGCATGCCGCAGCGCGATTTTACCACGGTTAAATCCAAGGTAGAGCGGCCAAAGCCCAAGATCAGCATGGCAAAGATGAGTGTGTCAAACGGCGATGACGCATCAGTACCGCAGATCATGCAGGTAGAATTTGAAGACGATACTGGCAAGAAATGGTACATGGACCAGGCTGAACGATTCAATGCTTTCAATTTCAATCAATTCAATGGCTGGGATTGCGAAAGTGGGTTTCGTAGTATCATCATACGCGAGCCTGATGGAGCTATAAAGCGCAGCTATAGTTGCGCCGATAAACCACTTGGTTACATTGAGACCGGATTCAAGCTATTTGATGGTCCAATGCCCTGCATTAGCAGCGCCTGTGTGAGCAGCGCAGACAGCAAGATACCAAAGAGCCGCAAGCTGATCTGACAGCTGATATCGGACACACGTCTGGTATAAATACTCTGCGACATAGGAGAATCACACATGGCCTTTACCCCAACCTTGCAGAGTTTTGGTGTACCGACCCAATTAGGAACCACAGGGCGTGGCATCCTCATGCCGAAGCTGAAATATCGCTTCAGGGTGAGCATGCAGGGTTTTGGACCACCGAATGCAGCTATCGCGTTAACCACACAGGTAGCAACCTGCGGACGCCCCAGCATCCAACACAACAGCACACCGATCCACAGCTACAACAACGTGATGTATGTGGCTCAGAAACCAGAATGGCAGAGCATTGAAATCACTGTACGCGATGATGTTACAAACAGCGTAAGCTACCTGACATCGTATCAGCTGCAGAAGCAGATGAACCACTTTACACAGACTTCATTCCTTGCTGGTATCAACTACAAGTTTGCTACTCAGATTGAAACTTTAGATGGATCAGACAGTGGGGTTCTCGAGAACTGGTATCTCGAAGGCTGCTATCTCGAGACTGTGGCCTATGACAGCTTTGACTATAGCAACAGCGAATCGATGATGATCACGCTGACTGTGCGCTACGATAACGCAACGCAGGATCAAGACATCATGCCAAGCCGTGTACGTGCTAGCGGTAGCGGTCCACAAGCAGGTTAATAACCCCTACCTTTTCATTATCAAGACCGCCGGCACAAACCGGCGGTTTTTCTTGACCATAAATACTTGATGGCAATCAAAACCTTACAAAACACCAATTACGCCTCAACATTCTATGGTACCCTTGGTACCGGTGGCAACCCCATGTACCGGATACCTCGTGTCAAGTACATGTACTATGCCACATTCCGGGTAAACACACAGGCATTGGCTATGTTCCAAGAACTCAAGAACATAGGCAGCTGGGAAAATGGTGTGAGCTTCAAGATCAAGACCATTGACAAGCCCAACGTTGATCTCCAGACCAGAGAGCTCAATCAGTACAATCGCAAGAGATATGCTTATACCAAGACTGAATATAAGCCAGTCAACGTCGTCATGTATGACACGGTTGACAATCGACCACTGCAGCTGTGGGTAGAATACTTCAGCTATTACTTTGGGGATCCAAGGCTCAAATCACAGACAACCATGGGTACTAACCCCACTGATCCAACCTTTGATGACAGCACTGGTTGGGGATTGCGACCGCTTGTTGATCAGATCAATTTCTTCACCAGCATCGATGTCTATTCTCTCTATAACAAACAATATGCGCTGACTAGCTATCTAAATCCCAAGATCACGGCTATAGATTTTGGAGCACACGACAGCACAGATAGCGGATTAGAAGAGATTAGGATGACATTGAGCTATGAGACTCTTCAGTACAGTCTTGGTAACATAACGCCTGCTTTAGCTACACAGTTTGGTTTTGATTCGTCGCCATATCTGGAACCAACTGGTGAACCGCCGCCAATAGGCGAGGTAACCAGACCAGATCTCATAGGAGAGATAAAATCACAATATCTCAATAATGAGAGGCAATCCTTCATCACTGCGCCTGCGGGTGGTATACACAGCGATTTTGGCATGAATGGGACTAGCTATCAGGCGCTAGTCGGCAGCATACGGACCAACAACATACCAGCTGGTAACTATCCAAAAGCCGAAACCACAGTGCTAATACCTGCTGGGCAGACCACATACGCTACCTCTCTGAGCGGTGATATCGTGTACAATTCCATAACTGGTAGCCAAGGCAGCGATCTTCCACCGGTACAGAACGTTGGTATAGCTGGCCTACCTCGGGGCCAGCTACCAGACATCCCAACCTTTGTGGATATTATCTCAACAGATATATTCCAACCTGTTAGCATCAGCGGCAGCTATACCTTGCTAGGTAGCTTTGGTAGCTTTGATTTTGGTGCCGCCCTATTCCCTAGCCCTGCCCCTGGTATATATGGTGGGAATCAATATTACAACATAGTAGTAACACCTTTCTCAGTGAGTCCCGCAGCACCAGATTGGGCCTTTGATCATGCTGCTTACGTATACACTCCGGGCGGAAGACGACCACATCTACATAGTGGTAGGCGCAATAGGATAAACTCTTATGGTAGCGATTCTGGGCAAATCTTCTTTACTCAGTATGAGACGCTGGTAGAAGCAAGGCGCAGGGTTCAGCGAGGCGAATCTAGTTTGAGTTTAGACGTAAACGTTGACGGGGTTGGATTTAGCATCGCAGTTGGCAATCCAATCTATGATGATCAAGGGGTATACATTGGATACGATGAAGCTCCGTATCAGCCTGCACCTCCGCCTGAATTTGGACCTGATCTATATTCCAGCGCTGCTAACAGCAACAATACCACAGAGCTTTTCCTTGCGCTAACTGACGCATTGGTTTTTGGTGGTGATATCAGTGATAATGAACCACCTCCTGTGGTTTATCCTTATGATCTAGAATAGGAGCGGGTATGTCTGGAAACAGAGATATAATACAGAGCAATATACGCAAGCAGCTAGCACTTCAGAGCGGTCAGCTACAGGTCAGTAACCAAGGCGGCCAGTTCCAATGGGCTGACGGTCAAGGCAATCCAATAGCTCAATCAGGTAGCGATTTTACCAACTACGGGTTGAGCCAAAGCCCTGCTCGCTATGTGACCAACATGGGTTCCACTGCGTATCAATTGGCACTTGGACTGTTTGGCGGTCCTAACGTGCCAGATAGCTTGATCACCGTGCTAGCAAACATGGCGGTTTACTATGCTAATCAGACAGGGCAACCTGTGAGTAGCCTCTTCAAAAAAGGCATATTAGTGAATGATTTCCTTGCTACTATCAACAGCATAAGACTGCCTACTAGCCAGCTGGGATACCAGGGTATCAATCCCTATCCAAGCTGGGCAAACAATCCAACCCTGGGTCCGACTATTGCAGCAGCCATCTCAAACAGCTAACAGACCTTACTGTGCTTTTCCTTGGTTTCACGGTCGTATTGAAACCGATGGCCAGTTAAAACCCTGCTGCAAATGGCCGGATAGTGTTCCCGAATGTGATATTGATGGGTACATCCATACAGATTACATGGAAAATCTACGGCAACAATTCAAGCAGGGTCAAGGACATCGCTATTGTAAAACCTGCGAGTTCAATGAGCAGGTCAAGGGTTACAGCCATAGGACATGGTCATTCGAGCTTGCAGATCTCATAGGTGTGGATTTTTCCGCAGAACCAACGTTGATGAGCCAGGATGTAAATCTGAACAACATCTGTAATATCAAATGTAGATCATGTAATCAAACCAGTTCGACTAGTTGGCTATCAGATGCTATATCCCTTGGACAGCTATCGGTAGGTTTGCGAGAATCTGGATGGTATCTGTCTGCAGAAACTGCTAAGAACACAGAGAGACTACAGTTCCTCGGTGGTGAACCAATGATGCATCAAGCACGCATAATAGAAGCATTGATTCAAGTTGCTAATCACGGAAATATTTCTCGCTTACAGCTGCACATGAGCAGCAACATGACTCATGACCTGAACGAGGAGATGCAGTCATACTTCTCTGTGCTGCGCGAAGTTAAGATAGACTGTAGCATAGACGCGTTTGGTCAGCTGAATGATTACATAAGATCCGACAGTACCTGGGATAGGGTTTCGGCTGTGACCAAGAATCTACGAGATATTTGTGCGAAAAATGCTCGCGTGAAGGCAAAAATAACCTCAGTCTTCAGCTTGTATAACGCACATGCTATGTTAGACCTCTTAGACTGGGTAGATAGCGAACTCAACCCTCACATCAGCAAGCTTTCTGTGATACTGTGTAAGCATCCGCCCATGTTAGACGCACGCAATCTACCCACTGTCTATAAACAAGCACTGATAGATTCATATACACGTAGATCTGCTGACTACCCGCGTCACAAGTCTGTGATATCGGCTATAACTAATCATCTAAGCATGCCAGCTACCATACCGCTTCCGGTGTGGCTCAGCATGTTCAGCGAATACAATGATAGGTTGGATTCCCTGAGAAGGACATCTTTGAAAATGATCAATCCAGAATTATCTGCATGTCTAGAAGGTTATAGCAATGTCTAAGTACAGCCAAGGGCGATTCATACCGAAGAATCCAGCAAAGCTGATAGGCAAGCAGGAAGTCACGTTCCGTAGCAGCTGGGAACTGACTGTGATGAACTTTCTTGACAGCCACCCCAGTGTGATACAGTGGGCCAGTGAGAGCATACGCATACCCTATACAAATCCTCTAACCGGCAAACCCAGCCAATATGTGCCAGATTTCATGATACTATACCAAGACAAGAATGGCAAGAGGCGAGCAGAGATAGTAGAAGTCAAACCTGCCAAGGAAGCCATGGTTGAGAATGCCAAGAGCAAGCGAGACAAGGTAAGCCTCATACTCAACACAGCTAAATGGGCAGCGGCAATGACCTATTGTAAGAAGAACGGAATGACCTTCAGGATCCTTACTGAAAGTGACATATATATCACTAAGCCCAAAACCAAGACCAAGAGGACCCGTTGATGGCCAACAGATTCAAGACACTGGAAGATGCATTTGAGCTAGAACCTGTTGAAGGTTCCGATGCAGAGATACCGGCGCAGCCTAACGAAGAGGACATCGCAGCAGCATTGGCCATGGCTGATGACATTGATCGTCAGCTTAGCACAGCAAGAGGACAGGATCTCCATGATCGTGAGATGGATGAACTGGCTAACATGGCTATCAAAGCACATCAAGATCTACAGGATCTCGGTATGAATGTTGAAATTCGTCATGCTGGAGAGATATTCAGTAGCAGCAGCCAGATGCTAAAGATAGCAGTAGATGCTAGGAACTCTAAGGTGGACAAGAAGCTGAAGATGCTGAAGCTGAAGCTAGACAAGCTCAAGCTTGACCGCACAACTAAATCACCTGACGATGATCCGTTGGATGTCAAAGCTACAATGATGGACCGAAATGAGCTGCTCAAACAGCTAGGTGAAATTGAAAGCGACGCTAAATAACAGGTACATTGGAGCATCTATTGCCATGAAGTCATTCAGAGAGTATCTCGCAGAAAGCACACGAGAGTATGGATTCGTGATCAAGCTTGCTGTGGAACCAAGCGATGAGCAGTTAGATGCTGTTGAGCGTTATCTCACGCAGTTTGGTCTGGTTGAGATGACTGTACCAGTCTTGCTCAAGGGAGACAAGATGGATTTCATTGATCAGGCAAACCAAACGGTGTATCAGATCAATTTCGTTACGACAATGCCTCTGAGCAGCTACATCACCATGGAAGGAATCCGCGGTGTGATGAACATACCAGAGAAGAACATAGTGGTGAGAACTGCCATGGAACCGGTCGAGATGAACTCAGACAGATACATGACAGACATGGGTTTCCATGAGCTTGCTACCAAGGATGGATTATCATCCATGGGACGCCTAAGCACAGATCGTTTTTACCAAGACATTGAACAGCCAGTGGTCACTGATATCTTTGGCGATGCATATAACAAGCGCTTTTTGGATTACTTGGCTGGTATAAAAGCAACACGTCCAAGCGATGAAGTTGATTCAAGCCAACCGCTCTTTACCTGGCTTGAGATGAACAAGGTAGCTCCTCATGAGCCTGTACAGGACATGGCAGATTTCAATGCCAGGTACGACACCCCAAAACCAGTATACAAGCCATCGAGCAAAGATCCAGCTGACCCAACGCCTCGCAGTGGTCTTGGACCCGAAGGCAATTTTGATGATGGTGCTGAAATAGAGTACAGGTTCTACAAGGACAGAGATGGCAAGCGAGTAAACATGGGAGCACCAAAAGCTCCAAACAAACCAGAATTCTTGAGGAAGGGTTAAACCATGGATTTCCATAGCATATTAGGCAAGCTTAGGGCTATAGAGTCCTTGGGACGCAGAGACAGCGTGTTTGAAGCTGAAGAGTGCAACATGACAGCTGAGGGCGAGATGTGCCCTGTGCATGGCATGGAAGAATGCGTCGGATATCAGGGCAGCATACAGATGGAAGACAGCCGGGGCGAGATGATGGATGAAGAGTCTGATCATACTCGTGACGACCGTGCTGAGAAAGCTGGACGCAGAGTTGCTCATGACATTGAATATGACGAGCGCCACAAAGATCACATTCATGGTCACAAACGTGGCAGCGAAGACGACAAGGCAGAGCGTGCCGGACGTGAAGTGACCAAAGACATCGAGCACGACGAGATGCATGAGAACATGGAAGAAGGCGAGTGCAACATGACGGCAGAAGGCGAGATGTGCCCTGTGCATGGAATGGAAGAGTGCTGGTCATCGAGCATGGAAGAGGATGCTCCGCTGGGCCCAATACCATTTACTCCGATCGGTGCCACTAACAATGGCCCAGACACACAGGGTTTTGTGTACGCTTACAACGAAAGCCAAAAGCAGCTGCGTGAGAGCATGAACATCGTGATGACACAGAACATTGATGAAAAAGGCAGCCATAAGAGCATGACTGTAACAGCCACAGACGAGGACTTTGATACCCTAGAGCGCTTGTTGGCTATGAGCGGTGTTGGACGCAGCAATGCTCACGCTGAATTGGTAGTAGCGGCACCAAAAGCCGGCATGCCTTATGGTGTGTCAGCTGAGCCTACCTGTTCACACTGTGGTAATCCGCAGACTAACTGCACCTGTGAAGAAGTTGCTATGGAAAATGCTGATCATGACTATGGTCATACGGAGCATTCAGAAGACGGTGAGCCAATTGACCCCGAAGATTACATCTATCAAGGTCGCCACATCAACCAGCGCTTTGGTAAGATCGGTGATAACACGCTTATGAGCGAACAGGCCCAGCGCGCCAACAGCTTGTTCAACGTGCTCAACGAAGAATACACAAATTATCTCATAGAAGCTGATTTAGAGCACAGCAATGACGGATCAGAAAGCCCATTGACAGCTAATTCTCGTGATAAGTTTGACAAAGATCCATTCAGCAATGAGGAACCTGTAACTGATGGTAGCCGCAGTCCTCTGAGCCATATTGGTCGTCAAGACGTGATGAATTGATAGATCAACGCTTAACAAATATAAGTAACAGCGGCTATATGCCGCTGTTCGCTTGAGTAACACATGGCTAAGACTGACATAGATTTCCAGATAGTAAAGCAGGCTAACAAGAAGACTGCCTACACGGCTGAACAGATCCGCGAGATAGCACGCTGTGCCAAGGACCCTCTGTATTTCATGGAAAATTACATGAAGATACAGCATCCTACCAAAGGTCGCATGGCATTTGAAGCATATGATTATCAGAAGCGTTTGGTACACGCATACTGGAAGAATACCAGCGTGATAGCACTTTTGCCACGGCAGAGTGGCAAGACTACCACGGCAGCGGGTTATCTGTTATGGTATGCTATGTTCAACAAAGATGTCACGGTGTTGATAGCGGCCAACAAGTTCCGCGCAGCCAATGAGATCATGGATCGCGTGAAGTTTGCCTATGAAGAACTGCCAGATTGGATACGTGCCGGTGTTGCCATATATAATGTGCAGGACATCAAGTTCGATAATGGATCTCGTATCAAGGCAACTACAACAACTCCAGATAGCGGGCGCGGCATGAGTATCTCGCTGCTGTATTTGGATGAGTTTGCGTTCGTGAAGCCGCGTATCGCAGAAGAATTTTGGACTGCTATGAGTCCTACTCTAGCAACTGGTGGTAAGTGCATCATCACCAGCACACCCAACAGTGACGAGGACAAGTTCGCAGAGATTTGGTTTGGTGCCAACAAGACAGTGGATGATTATGGCAATGACACACCAGATGGCCTGGGTGTGAACGGCTTTGCGGCATTCACAGCTCACTACAGCGAAGTGCCAGGCAGGGATGAAGTCTGGGCAGATAAAGAGCGTGCCAAGATCGGTATAGACCGATTTAGGCGAGAGTACGGGGTTGAGTTCATCACAGCTGATGAGACTCTGATCAATGCGGCCACGCTGCTGCAGCTTCAGGGTACCGAACCTTTGTTCAAGACCGGTCAGACACGCTGGTATGATCAGATCAAACCCAACAAGACTTACCTGGTGGCTCTGGATCCCAGTGCTGGTGTGGGCAAAGATCACAGCTGCATACAGGTCTTCAGCCTTCCGGACATGGCACAGGTGGCAGAGTGGAACCACAATCGTACCAGCATACCTCAGCAGGTCAAGACCATGCAAGGCATCATCAACTTCATACATGCTGAGATGCGCAAGAGCAATGAACAGCGTGGTGAACCAGAGATATACTTCACTCTGGAAAACAACAGCTGGGGCGAAGCAGCTATCGTGAGCATAGACGAGATCGGTGAAGAAAACTTTAATGCCATATGGTTGCATGAACCAAAGGTCAAGGGAGTGAGCAGGCTGCGTCGAGGCCTGAACACCAACGTGCGCAGCAAGGCCATGGCCTGCACCAAGATGAAGAGCCTCATAGAAAGCAACAAGCTGGTTTTGCGCAGCAAGCAATTGGTCAGACAGCTGAAGTTCTTTGTTTCCAAGGGCAACAGCTTTGAAGGCAAGGTTGGAGAGCACGATGATGCCGTGATGGCCACCATACTGTGTGTGCGCATGATGCAGATGGTCACTCGCTGGGATGAGAACTTTGGCAATCTCATGAAAGACGAGTTTGTCGAGGACGTTCAGGAACCAATGCCCATCAGCCTAGGCTTCTAACAGCTAAATATAGCATCATGAATCACAACTGGGACATCATAGGCGATAAGATCTTTGGCATACTGCGAGGCAACGGCTATCGCACGCAGATGTTTGACAAAGGCGGCAGCAAGACCATGGATCCACATGAAGCCACTAGATTCTTTGCTACCATACCAAGCAGTGATCCAAAACTGGACAGCTTTAACATATTAGTGACGCTGCATGACGAGGATGCCAGTAGCCACATGGATATCAAGACGCCTAATCTAGTTAACGATAAGGATTTTAACACAGTCATCAAGATCAAGGACAGCATGCAAGTCAATGTTGGTGACAAGGAAAACATCAGTGTGAACTGGTATAAGTTTGATCATGACATTGATCCCAGGGAAGATGCTGTGAACAACATCCAAGAGAGCCGCGATATCAGCAAGCCTTACGGTAGCACCAAGAGCAGTTACCAGCAGATAGGCAATAGCAAGCTGATCATACGCCATACTGATCCCGTGAACGAAGAGAAGAAGGGCAGTCGTTGGCGCCACATCAAGAACATATTCATAGAGACCAAGATGGGCGAGCGCTTTGCTTATCCCCATGCTCATATAGCGGGCGCCAGGGCTATGGCACGGCATCTTGCCAACGATGGTCGTTTTGGTGACCAGACTGCTAAAGCTATCATGCGCATGAGCGAGGATTACATCAAGCTCAAGCGTGCTAACAAGCTGATGCGTAACAAAGATCAAGAGCTTGGTCTTCATGTCAAGGGTGCACTAGAGCAACTTGCCAAAGAAAGCAAGAGGCTCAGTGGCAGCAAGGGTTATGCCACTGGCATTACCAAGCTAGCCAGCAGCACAATGAGTTCACCAGCTGAACAAGTGATAGAATTGCGGGATAGGCTAGCCGAAACTTGTGGTTGCGAGAAGTCGGATGTCCCCAACATGGATGCGTTAGAAACTGCTGCTAGGTATTTGGTAAGCCATGGTTACCGCATCACTGTACCTAGTTCAGAGATGGATCAAGAGCTCTTGCGACTAGAGGAACTAGCCGGCATTATGTAATGCATGCGGCTGTCACCAATCCAATTCTCCACTGAAAACTTAGATAGCAGATTGACACTTGACAATCGCTGCGGCATAAATAAACTGTCAGTCAGCAACAGGTGTTGCGGGCTGTCTATAGCACAATTAGGCACATGAAAGCACACATAGGAGGCACATATCATGGGACTGAATCTTAAAGAAATCCAAGCCAAGCTGTTAGAGCAGCAGGCTCGCAAAGACCGCTCGCGTGGCGGCCAATTTACCGGCGACAACTCCATTTATCCGTTTTGGAACAACCCAGAGGGCTCAACTGCCACTCTGAGGTTTCTGCCGGACGGCGACGACACCAACGACTTCTTCTGGGTGGAACGACTCATCATCAAGATTCCATTCCCTGGAGTCAAGGGGCAAAATGATGCTCGTCCAGTTGAAGTGCAAGTACCTTGCATGGACATGTGGAAGCCAGGCAGCTGCCCCATCGCAGCCGAAACACGTCCGTGGTGGAAGGATCCTACTTTGGAAGATATGGCTCGCAAGTACTGGCGGAAGAAGAGCTATGTGTTCCAGGGTTTTGTCACGCAGAATCCTAACAAGGATGATAACACGCCGGAAAATCCAATCCGGAGATTTATCATCAATCCTAGCGTGTTTGATGCTATTAAGGCGATCCTTATGCGTCAGGATCTTGAGAATAGCCCTACTGATTACGAATCTGGACGTGATTTCTACCTGTCTAAGACAACTAAGGGTGGGTATGCCAATTATAGCAGCTCATCTTGGTCTATGAAGGAACGTGCTCTCAACGTTGATGAACTCAGCGCCATTGAAAAGCATGGACTGTTCACGCTCAACAGCTTCCTGCCAAAGAAGCCGGATGATGCGCATCTCGCAGCAATCATGGAGATGTTTGAAGCATCGGTGAACGAGGATCTCTATGACGCAGATCGTTGGGGACAGTTCTATCGTCCAAACGGCATGCGCATGGATGCGTTTGCTAGCAACAACGATGTTGCTGCTAACACCACAGCAACTCCTGTGACCAAACCAGTCACAGCAGCCAGCATCATGGAACGTGCGGCTCCAAAGGCAGCTCCAGTGGACGAAGCTCCATTTGATGTGGATCCGCCCAAGGCAGCAGCACCAGCAGCACCAGCAGCAGAAAAGCCAACATTAAACTCTCCTGATGCTATCCTGGCAGCCATCCGCGCTCGCAAGCTCGGCGGTCAATCCTAATCCAATAACACACAGGATGGGCGAGCAAATCGCCCATCCTGCCACATGATCACAGGAGCAAAAAGTGAAGCCATTTGACATCAGTAAATTCAGGAAGGACATCGCCAAGACTATCCCTAGTCTCAGCCTTGGATTCCATGATCCTAAGACTTGGATCCACAGCGGTAATTACGCTCTAAACTATGCTATCAGTGGTGACTTCAAGAACGGTATCCCGTTGGGCAAGGTCACCATGTTTGCTGGACAATCTGGTTCCGGCAAAAGCTATATCTGCTCAGGCAACGTCATAAGAAACGCTCAGCGAGCGGGTGTGTTCCCGATCTTGATCGATACAGAGAACGCACTTGACGAGAACTGGCTCAAGCCACTGGGCGTTGATACGAGTGATGAGAAGCTGCTCAAAGTAAACATGGCCATGATCGACGACGTTGCTCGCTTGGTCAGCGACTTCATGAAAGACTACAAGAGCAGGTTTGACAAGGTTGACCCAGAAGAGCGTCCAAAGATCCTGTTCGTGCTGGACAGTCTGGGCATGCTGCTGACACCCACCGACGTGAACCAATTCGAAGCTGGTGAGATGAAGGGTGACATGGGTCGCAAGCCCAAGGCACTGGCAGCACTGGTGCGCAACTGCGTGAACATGTTTGGTGAGTATGACGTTGGATTAGTGGTTACCAACCACACCTATGCCAGCCAAGACATGTTTGATCCGGATGACAAGATCTCAGGCGGTCAGGGATTTGTGTATGCAAGCTCTATCGTGGTAGCCATGCGCAAGCTCAAGCTCAAGGAAGATGAGGATGGCAAGAAGGTCACAGACGTGCGCGGTATCCGTGCAGCCTGCAAGATCATGAAGACACGCTACAACAAGCCGTTTGAAAGCGTGGAGATCAAGATCCCTTGGGACACTGGCATGAACGAATATAGCGGTCTGATCGAGATGTTCGAAAAGAAGGGCGTGTTGGTCAAGGACGGCAACAAGCTCAAGTACACCGACAAGACAGGCAAGGAACATAAGTATTTCCGGTCTGGTGTCACCGACGAGCTGTTGGATCTGATCATGACTGAATGGGACGAGACTAAGATAACCCCAGTCTTGGAACTCGAAGTTGATCCAGACAACATGGATTCCGCAACATCGGAGGATTGATAGATGGAAATCGGAGCAAGCCTGCTATTAGAAGTCTGGGAGGTGGTCAATGACCTCCTTCCAAACAACAAGAGAGAAGACATGGCTAGGAGATTGGTCAACATCTTCGCAGACAAAGGCATGGATCGAGATGATTTTGAAGCCATAAAAGGCGAAGATGATCACCTTGACAGTGCCATCGATGCGCATTATACTGGTGAACCAGTGGAAGAAGATTATGAATATGATCTTGACTATGAGGATGATTGATAGACATGACCAGGCAAAAGAACGAGTCACAGGACGTTTTCATAGACCAGCTACAGAAGCGAGTTGACTCTGCGCTTGATAGCCGAGATATGACAGATATCGCAGCTGCTCAACTAGAAGTACAGTTTGCCATGCTGCAGTGCCTTCATCAGATGGACTGGAAGCTCTGGGAACTTTACAATAAGTTTGGTACATAACCGAGTATAAATCATGTGGTATAATCGAGTCGTCGATGACATGGCTATGCTGCCAGATGCGATCGATTGGTATCAACATCAGCTGGAAGGTTCCTGGGTCGAAGCCAAGATCGTGGGCGGCATCGAAAGAGCCGCCCAAGAACTCAGCGGCATAATGGCCTATCGCTTTGGACAGCTGCAGGAAGTTGAAGCCATACTCAAGCATCTAAACATAAAGTATGATAAGCTACGCAGCGATCACTATCGCAGGTATCTGGAACGCTATCAGCGCGAGCTTACTGATCGCAGCATCGAAAAGTACATCGATGGGGAAGATGACGTGGTCACCATGGCCACGCTGATCAACGAAGTTGCGCTTGTGCGCAACAAGTATCTGGCACTGATCAAAGGCCTCGACGTGAAGCAGTTCCAGATCAGCAATATCGTGCGCCTGCGCATACAGGGCATGGAAGATGCGCATCTGGACACTCGAGGCTGAATCTGCGGTATTTTTAACGGTTTTTTCACTATTTTCATCAATGATTTCAAGCCTATAATGCTGAAAAAACCGCTTGACAGCACCTCATATTGTGCTATTGTATGGACATACGAGAGCACAACGGAGCCAAAAGCATGTCAGCAAGCTACGTACACGTTACAGAGGGTCGCACACGCGGCGGAGCCAGCGTAAGCAATGTCTCTCTCAAGCTGCTTGAGACGCAGAAGCGCGACAAGGACGGCATCTATATCACGGTAGATGGCGCAGATGTACCTGGCTTGCGTGCGGGACGCAACCGCATCTATGTGAACGATTCTGCTCACATTAGCTATGTTGGCGAGCTGCACACAGCAGCCAAGGCACCAGTAGCAGAGCAGGCTCGCACAGATGATCAGATCCGCAAGGAACTGCAAGAGACTTTTGATATTCTCGAAGACATGAGCCGCGCGGTTGCGGCTAACATCGTCAAGGGTTTGGTTGTGAGTGGTCCAGCTGGTATTGGTAAGAGCTACACTGTGGAGACCACGCTGCATGACACG